TGTTTGTAATATTGATCTACTTTTTTCCACCATTCGTTCGCATAATGTTTGAATTCTTCGCCTTCTACGCGAAATTCTTGGTAGTAATTATCTTTACTGCACATTAGAATAATTCCAAAGTTTATATTAGTTTGATAGATCTGGTTGTGAGCAATTGCATATGCAGCCAACTGTAAAAAATAATCCTCGATCCATTCTTTTCGTTTCGGTTTATTTGTTTGTTTAAAATCTATGATGGCCTCTTTACCCTCGTAAATTCCTACACCATCTGTTGCACCTGCATACATATCAGGATAAAAAACTACGGCCTCACTGGCCCATAACTCTTCTAGTTTGTCGTTCAATCCCTGGTCCACGATCTGTTGTGCCATCTTCCCGGCCAATACACCTTCAGGAGTTAGATTAACGATAGGTTTGTCTAGCATATACCCTTCAAGAATCGTATGCATAAGAGTTCCTCTCGATGCAGCACTGTCCTTGATCCGTGTTGCTTCTTTCTCTCCCACTCTATTTTTCCACGCCTCCAATGACGCCCGCTTCTCTTCACTCTGACACGCAGATAAGATAGAAGTTACCGATGGCAGCTTCTCTTCACCCACCAAGTAATGTCTTTTACCATCTATAATTTTTCGAGTCGAACTCGGATAATAAAATTTTTTATTTATTTTAATCATGTCTTATATAACTCCTTACCTATTCTTATAAAATTTAGCCAATCATCTGGGTTACTATTTTTCTTTTTTTCATTACAATCTACACAACAAAAGACAACATTGTTTACCTTATACGTAATTCTTGGGTCGTATCGATCAATACTAAAGTTCGTAGTTATTTGAGACTTACGTCCCTGGTATCCTTTACCTCGAGTTCCACGTCTTGCCTTAAAAGTAAAAGGTCTTTCACAATAAATACAAAGTCGTCCTGTAGATTCTGGAAATTTTTCTTTCATCTTAATTATATGATTCATATACAATCTCCAGAATTCTTTTTTATCCATAGACTTATCTGGTTTGTGTCCTCCGTATTTACCGTAGCTTGGTTTAAGTTTATTGCCAATTGCTCGACCTACATATCCGCGTTCCGAGTTCATGTATTCAAAATCCTTCTGGACTCTTCGCTCGTCGTTAGGATCTTTGTAAGCCATCACTGTTTTTTATGTCCGATAGCTTTTTCTAAACATTTTTTTCTTTCGCCGCTGCCTATTAAATAGAAGTCATAGTAAGACAAAGCTTCTTGAATTAGTTTCATGTTATAAGTATCTACATCATCGAATACAAATCTAGCACCTGGGTTAGATCTAACCGCAAAAAATAAAGCCTCACTTAAAACAGCTTTCGTTGTATGGGGCCCATCAAAGTGTACGAAATCATATTTAGTCATAAATACTTTTTGGCCTTGACGATACACAGGAACACCATGACCAAAAGAATTAAAGAATTCATAATCATCTAATTGATACAACATAAAATTTTCGTGATGTTTAAAAGCACTCAAGAAAGTTTGTTTCATAGAGTTAGGATACGTTGGAGTCTTATAACTTCCATCTTCATTGTATAGTACGTTGCCTTCAAAATCTGTCCACGTAGGAACAAAACCTGGCTTGGGGTCAACGTGTGTGTATGTGATATCTCCATAAGGATCCATGCCTATATGAAAATGATCTCTATTTAATTTTTTTAATGTGTCCATAATAACATGAGATCCATAACCTTCTCTCACTCCTATCTCTAATGTTAAATAAAAATCTTTTGGATTCATTTCTCCAACCCACTTGGCTAATAAATTATAGTCTCCGCTATCACCCTTTATCATCTAATTTTCTCCTTAATGTTCTAACTTCTTCAGTTAGTTTCTCGTTATACTTATGTAATTTTTCGTTTCTAAATTCTAATACTTCAATACGTTTAGTTAAATCTAGTGGGCCCCGATCCTCAGCGGGGCCCTTTGGTTTTTTATTTTCTAGATCTTTCACTAGCTTGTGGTGGTTCTTTATGTCTGTGTCACTCATCATAAATTATATTTCATTAACTCATTAAATTTTTTTAACTCGTGTTCCGAAATATTTTGCAAACCTTTTGTTCGGTTATAGATTTCTCGAGCCTCTAAAAGTTTTTTAGTATTTTCTTTATGAAAACCTTCAGCTTTGTTTTTATCTATAACCTCAAAGTGTGCTTGCGTTAACTCCGTCACACCGCTATTCCCTTAACTGTGTTAGATGAACCTTGTGTCGTAACAGGTTCAGTCTGTTGGTGAATATAATCAAAGACAGTGTCTACATTTATTAAAATTTCAAATGTATTGTTAGAATCTTTTGCTTCTAACATCTCTGCCCCTAATTTATATTTCATCGCCTCCTCTATAGAGTCTGCTTCTTTAATTACGTGAACTGATCTCGTCTTAGAGAATGTAAAGTTCACTACTTTTACTAATGTATATTTCATACTTTTTCCTTTCGTGGTTAGTTATTTAAGTTTGCCATTTAAACGTTTGGCTTCTTTGTTTACTAGAATAGTTACTACCTGTGCTCGAGATACGTTTGGATCATCAGGTACTATTACTTTTCTAATTTTGTCGATTTTACTATAAGTTTCTCTCTTTACTGAGATGTTTTGATACTTGTTAAAATCAGTCATATGTTATATCCTTTCCTTGTTATTCGGTTATCCTATAAAATAATCTAATTACTGTCAAGGGGTCAAATGAAATTTATTTTAACATTAATACTATGTTCTGGTGTATCAGGGGAGTGCTTAAAACCTTTCCAAGCGTCCTCTACATTTGATAATATGTATGATTGTTTAATGGTGGGATACGAGGCAGCTTCTAAAAAAATTGTTCTTTTGGGACCTGAAGAGGTAAATAAATACTACTATCACGTGAAGTTTTATTGCCAACCGGTACAGCAGATCTAGCTATCTCGTCGGCCTTGTCGGTTATATTTTTTAAAACTACGTTTTTCATTTTTATTTAAATTTTTCTTGTGACGACGTGGTCGTTTTTTAGGTTTTGGTCTTTCGACGAATGCTTTAAATTTTCTCGCCATTTTTTCTTAGCCATTCTTTATCCGCATCGGTAAGTTGTATGTATCTTATCTTACCATTTACATGTTGCTTGGTGTCTGCCCCACAATTTGTACATCTATAAAACTCTGTAACGATTGCAACTAATATAGATTCTTCATCACACTGATGACAGTGACCTACCACCGTGTCTATATTTGAAAAATTAAAACTTAATTTTTTTATCATTCTATTAATTTTAAATTGCCTGATATTGAAACTCTTTGTCCCTCTGTTTTAGTATAAGGATATACCCAGTGAGGTAAACCTGCGGGGAAAATAAATACATCACCCACTTCAGGTAAATGTGAATGTGTTTGTAAAAAAAATTTGTGCATTCTAGTTCCAGCCAAGTTAAAATCAAAAGTTATGCAACCAGGTCCAGGGCTTAGAGAAACATTATCAGTGGACTCTTTAATTAAATTTTTAGGAACCTCTGTGTAAACCACAAAAGATAAATCACCATCATGTGTATGTGGTGGATTAAATTCACCCTCTTTTTGAGTATTTATCCAAGCTGAGATTAATTCATAACTCTTTGCTAAAGGTTTGCCTCGAAAATCATAATATCCCTTGAAATAGCTATTTAAATATGGAGTTAGTAATTTAAAAACTTTATTTTTATCTAAAGTTTTTTCATCTTCTAAGTGGCCGGCTAAATTATCTCTATAATCTTCTTCTTTTTCTAATGATTTAAATTCTTCAACTTCTTCCGGAATTAATTTAAACTGACATACATATGGACCCCAATGTAAAAATCGGTAATCTATTCTTCTTGCTTCTGTCATACTATATCTGTTGCTTTTCCTATTACAGGTTTATACTTTGTTTTACCATCTTGTTTAAAAGCATGCAAGAACTGCGCGCGCCTGCCTTCAGGTATCCAGGAGCAATGTATCCATCCCGAGTTGGGTTCTCCGGGTTTGTAGAACTCGAGTATAAGCTGATCTGGTTCAAGATTTTTATATATCCAATCCGCTAATTCTGCGTTGTCTGTGCCCACCACTTCGAAGTCTGCCGCCTCCGCTTTTGCATGTTGGCTGTTGACAGAACTATTTATGGCTTGACACAATGCTACACTACGATAGCAGCTTGTCACTTTAACTCTGCCGAAATGATCACGTACTGGCTGCAAAATATTTTCACACAATGCTTTTAATTTTTCTATTTGATCTGCATTAGGATTGTTATCAATATCCATACGAACGGCCGTATCGCTTTTAATTAATTCCTGAAGGCTAAAGTTTCGTGAAAGATTCATCTTTAATTTTTTTTCTGTTATACACTTTTTTACTATTTTTTCTACGTTGATAAAATCTTGCGTTTCTTAGGTTTTGTGCAAACTTATTTAGATAAGATAAGTTTCTTAATGCTTTTGGATCCATCAATATTCTCCTCTAATTCTGCCATAGATTTTATGCATTGATATCTAACATTTCCACCAACAGATCTCGTGCCGCCCGCTTTTCTTTTCCCTTCCAAACATTTTCCCATTGAAGGCTGGATACGTGCTTCCTGGATCTCTCCGTGTACAATCATAAGTAAAGCTACTATTAATTCTGTCATTAGTGTGCACTCTTTCCATTGGCTCTTACTTTGTCTTTTAAATCTTCAATATCAGATAATGCTTTGTCTAATTGTTCTCTTAAAAATTCTATATTAACTTTGTTAGTCATATTCATTTCTTGAGTTTCTTCCATTTTTTCTACGGACTTATAAAGGTCTTCCAATAAAAAATGTTGTTCTTGATCCACGGGCACTTGTTCGGATTTCTTGAGTAAATCATTTTCAAACAATTCACGTGAAGTCTCTAACGATACTAACCTGGCAGTCAATTCGGTATAAGCGAAGACGCCGGCTGCGACGAGTAAAATTAGACTAGCAACCGTTTTCATAGGCATCTGCACGGCGGCAGATTCAGATATGTTTAATGGTTTTTTATTCATTTGGTCCTATAAACTTGTCGCCCATTAGTTTTATATCAGGATTTTCTTTTTTATATTGATCCTTTAGACCATCCCAATGACTGTTGTCAGGCTTCTTGTTTTCAGGAATGATTATACCAGAACATTTTTGTACTAGCAATGCGAAGTTAGGATTACGTGCAATAGTGGGATTATTGTTGACTTTTCCACACATTTTCATCAACTCTAATTGCTGTTTTAATTGTGCATTTTCTGTTTGTACTTCTCTAAATTCTTTCGTGCAGGCTGAACCTAAGTATTTCCTCCAGGTAAGTCTTATCGATTGATCATCACTAGGGCTGCTATAATTATTATCAGGATTATAGTGTCGATACCTAGACTCCGAGTCTCTTTGTTCGATTGATAAGCTAAGGTCGCCAGTACTGCAAGTATTAGTACCGTCATTGAGATACTCATTTCTAGGATATGCTGGTGTTGCACAGAAAGCTAAAGCTGTTAGCATCAATATTAGAAGTCCCGTAAAATAATAATTCATCCTGGCTATCTCCATGCATAACTACCTATTTAAATCCTTAATATCATAACTGTTTTCTCTAACTTGATCAGCTAATTGTCTGTATAAATTTTCTGCCATCTGCCAAGTTGCTTCAGCAGATGACAATCTTGTATTTATTTCTGAAATATTTTTTTGAGCTTGTTTTAAATCTCGTTCAAGATTTATAATTTCTTGTTCTGAAGCATTAATAGTATCTGTAAGATTAACAACATAACGGACACCTGTAAATGTCCCCACTAAAACTGAGGCCACAATAGGTACCATTACTATATTTTTCTTTAACAGATCTACTAAGTTCATTGTTTAACACTTTTATTGTTTCTTAGCTGTGTATAGATTTTTAATTTTTCTAAATGGCCAACACATATGATGCCAAATATCTTTTAACATTTTTTTCATTTTAAACTAATCCTATAATTATTAATATAATAACGAGTGTAAAAATTCCAAACTGCCAGTTTAACAGGTCCCTTGGATGAAATAAACTCGGGTTCATTACCACGTTATATAACAAACGTAATTGATCACTAATAAAAGACCATATTATTGCTATAATATTTTTTAATTGATCCATAACTCCTCCTTAATCCTTATCTTCGTCTAAATTTTTCAGCTTATAGTCGTAGCTACCTTCTTCATGTTCGTCGGTAATCCACTTTGCTGAATTTTCTACGGAGTATATCTTACTTGTTACAAGTCTGTTAATCAAGTTTTTGTTTGGGTCAACTCCCATAGATGCATCAAACATTTTAAGCCTATTATTAGGCTGTATTGCAAAGTTTCCATCCTCTAATTCTAATACATGACCACATTTATGTTGATCTGGTTTTTCTGCATAACCAAAATTTAACTCATTAAAATCACCTGCACACCAATCAATGGTAAATAAATACTTGCCTTTACGTTTTACTTTACGTCTTGAAGTGTATTGCATAGTGGCACCAGCTAATTCATAAAAAGTTGTGACGCTGACATTGTAGCTGAAGCTGTCCCACATTACCACTTCATCAAGAGGCAGCTCTTTTACTCCAGGTTTAGTACAAAATGCAGTGATGGGTGCTCTCCACCATAAGCCACCATCCTCCATTAAGAAATGAAACAGAGGCACTCTATTTGGTATAGAACTAAAACCAAATACTCCTACTTCAAAATATTTATCGTGTGAATCTTTTTGATCTCTTAGATAGTTACCCCTAACATAACACTCTATGACGGGGATATTTGCATTTAAATAAGCCATAGTTATCCATTAATATCTCCCCAGGTTTCACCTTTTTCGTAGTCAACTTTATTGGGGACTTCTAAAGTAACCGCGTTCTCCATAACATCAACTATTTTTTTTGCGTGAGTTTCGTCTTCAACACTTACACAAAGTTCGTCATGAATTTGTATATGGGCTACTATACCTTCCTTATATAAATCTAACATTGCTTTTTTTGTCATATCTGCAGCGCTTCCTTGTATTAATTTATTTAAAGATTTGTAAGTATATGCTCTTCTAATCCCTGGTCCGTGTTCCTGTAATGCTTCTTCGTGAGGCAATGCTTTATGCATACCAAATTGATTTGGCTCCCACAAATGAAACCTACACAATCGTCCCAGTAGAGTTCGAATTTGTCCACGCTCCTGGGCACGATTGGAAGCACTGTTCATAAGTTGCTTAACAAAGGGAACTTTAGCGTGGTATTGGTCGAACAATTCTACAGCTTTATCTTTTGATACACCTAACTCCGCCTGTAGTTTAGCTTTACCCATGCCATAAAATAATCCTAGATTTATAACCTTAGCTTGGGATCTAGGTATCTTTGCCATGTCTGCTACTACCTGGTGAAAGTCAGTTGAGGTATCATTTTCATAATTATCAATTACGTCATTTACAGACGGAAATTTGTGTAAAGCAGCATAGTGCACTACCAACCTAGGCTCTTGTTGAGAATAGTCAAAACAACCCCATGTATGGCTTTCCTCGGGTATAAATATAGACCTAATCATAGGTCCAAGATCCTTATTTCTAGCAGGAAGTTGCTGTAAATTAGGGTTAGAATAACTAAATCTACCAGTCACAGTTCCGCCTTGATCTGACCTTATTTGATTTATGTCAGCGTGAATCCTACCTTTATGCTCGTGCTTAACTATGGTATCTATAAATGTAGTATGTGCTTTGTTAACTTCTCTAGCTTTGGCTATCATTCTAACAACAGGATGCTCATGATTCGAAATAAAATTTTTAGTAAAAGAAGGTGCTTGTGATTTTGCAGTTCTTTCATAAGTTAAACGAAGTTTATCAAAAACTTTGGCAACACTTCTTGCAGCCATTAATTGAACCTCTACTCCTGTTTCTTTTTTTATTTGGTGCAGGAGTTCTTTTTCTTGTAATGTTAATTGTTGCTTCAATTTATGAGCTCTTTCAACGTCCACCCTCACTCCGAGAAATTTCATATCAACAAGACAAGGAAATAGATCAGTCTCCAATTGAAAAATAGATTCGATGTCTTGATGTATTAATTCTTTTTTAAATATCTGCCAAAGTTCTAATGTGAGTTCTGCATCTTTCTCCGCGTAAGATCCAACATACATTGCAGGTAGCTGCCACATATCTGCTTTTGGATCTAAACCCCTAGACTTTGCTTCTTCATTAAGAGCAGCTTCGTTTTTACCGTGACCTAAATAATCCCAAGATAAACTATTTAAATCAAACCTATATCTGTTTTCATCAATCAAAGACGCTGCGATCATTGTGTCGACTATCTGTCCATTAATTTTTAAACCCATAGATCTAATCCAACACACATCATACATTGCGTTATGAAATATTTTTATAGCATCGGAAAGTAAAATATCCTTAAACCACTCTAAGGTTTTTTTCTTATCCATGTTTGGTCCTGCTCCATGAGCGATTGGAAAATAAAATTTTCTCCCTGGCACGGCAACAGCAATACCTACGACCTCACCGTTACCAATTACGGATCCTGATCCTTTTGATTTTAAATCAGGATCTCTTGTTTCCAAGTCGATTGCAATCTCATCATACTTTCGTAGATCTGGATATTCTTCTGGTTCATTCCATTCTGTCTGTGCTTCGAATAGTGGTATCTTCATGTCGATCCTTTTTTAATTTGTAAGATTTTTCTGAACGCTTATCATCTTCGGCTTGTTGTAAACATTCTTTAGCTGCTTTATGTGATACATTTTCTTTCAACCATTCTGCGTGCAAAATTAAAATATTATTTTTTTGCATCTTTCATTTTCAACATTTCTAGTTGACAATAATGTACGATTTTTTTGAGATCCTCCGCTCCCCCTTTCCGCTGATAACGACAAACATATTTCACAACGTTCCCTTGAAAGAACGAGAGATTATTTTTTGAAATAAATTCGTATGGCTGAATAGGAAACTTAGTGTAGTGATTCCCACCGACCTGCGTATATTGAGGAAAAGCTTCGTCAAATATATTCTTAACTGTCATAACTGATAACCCTTTCGTTCTATTTTTGCTCTCATTAAATATAAATTTCTTTTTGCTCTAGTGCAACCTACATACCATACTCTATGCTCTTCGTCACGCTTTATTATGCTTTTGGTAGTAGCCTCTCTTATTTTTTTAGCATTGTCTAATACTAAAATTACATTTTCACATTCACCTCCTTTTGCTGCATGAATAGTTGAAACTTTGATTCGTGCCTCTTCACTTAATTTTTCTTTGTAAGATAACAATAATCTTATATAAATTTTATCTTCTGCGGATGCGTTGTCAAAACATTCAAACCATTTTAAATCTTTTTTAAGCTCTCTATTTCCCATGTATTCTTTAATATCTTCTAGTTCTGTGTCAGCTATCTTTTCTCCATTTAACCATTTGGTGTGATTAATTATTGCTTTATAAAGTTTGGTGTTGTAACTTTTTTGATGTTTGTTTTCAAAATATAGACCTTTTACTTTTAATAAATTACATATTTCTTTTGACCTAGATATAGTCCTTGTTAAAATTAACCATTTATTTTGATACAAATCAACGTTCTCTAAACTATTGATTTTACTACATAATCCTTCTTCAGCTCTAGGTAAATAATTTTTTGTTGCTCGAAGTCCTTCGATTCGTGCTGTAATAATTTCTGAAATATCTTGAACTGCTTTTGGAATCCTTCTAGATTTAGATAGTACTTTTTCTTTTGCTGGTTCTTGTATAAATCTATCCACGTCTGCACCTGCCCAACCATAGATAGCTTGGTCGTCATCTCCTGCTAAATAAATATTTTTTGATTTAGATTTTAATATGTCATAAAGTTTCCATTGTATGGGTGAAAGATCCTGAGCTTCATCAATAAAGACCACATCAAACTCAGGAATTTTTTTAGGATTACTTACGATGTCGTGAATCATATCAGTAAAATCTATTAAATTATTTATGTCCGGGTGTTTATATTTATTATAATTTGCTTCTATGTGTTTTAATAAATCTGGGTCCACATTAGTTGAATGTTCTCCTGTACAAAATTCATCCCATACAGGAATATCTTTTTCTTTTGCTTTCAGTATGATTTGAAAATATTCATTATCGCAAGTTAAATAAGGTGAGGCATCGGCATCTTTTTTAGCGTTGACTCTTATACTGAGCTCTTTTCCAAAATCATTGTAATGATAATCTTGCATAACGTTCTCTTCTCGTAAGCCTAAACTATGAAAAGCTAAAGAGTGTAAAGTTTGAAAATATTTTAATTGTTTCTTTTTATATTTAGGGTTCTTTTTAAGCATTCTATCCTTGGCCTCGTTAGCTGCTTTACGTGTAAAAGCAAAGTAACCTATCTTATCAATTGGTGTTCCTATTCTGATATAGGCCATCGCTCTTCTAATTAATTTTTCTGTTTTACCTGTACCAGGTGGTCCGTAGATTTTGGTAACTACAGTCATTAAAGAATATTAGTTTTACTTTTCATTGGTAAAATCTCTACTTTGTTTTCTTCTCTTTGAAAATAAGTCATAGATACTTTTACACATCTTACTGGGTTATGGGATTTCTTTTCACTTTCTTTTTTAGGATATCTTTTTAAACTTCTTAACTCAGCGTTAAAAAAATCCATCATCATTTGACCTGTTCTGTCTATTTTAGATTTCCATTCTTTGTTTTTTAAAAAATTATAAAAAGGGTCAAACACAAAGTAAGCATATCCATCATCAATTAAAGTACTGCCACTTCTAAATGATGCATCACTCACTGCTGGCACTCCATGAATATAATCATCTAAATGTTTATGAAGAATTTCTTTTGGCGATGTGCCTGGAGGAGCCTTTTCTGTTTTCATACCTTGCCATAAATTGTCTAATATATTTTGCATATCATCACCTTTGATTCGTGGGGGTGGAATAGGTGTGTGAGCCCCAATTAAACGTCTTAATTTTTCTTGGTCCATTATATAATTAATATCTCTAGCTATTATTTGCTGAGTAGTTTCACCTTCAATTTTATCATTGTAGTGCACAGTAAACCTAAACTCTGGATCTGGAGAGTAATCTATTTTAATCAACGCTGAAAGAGTTGGAAATTTTTTTACTTTGTCAGATGCTACACCGAACTTTCTTTTTAAACATTCTGATTTAACACACATACTATAAATAGGTTCTTCTAGACAGGTATGTCCTGCAGTATCTTTTTTCCAAGCTTTAACTTTTTGTTTTACTTTTTCATCACCCCAAACACTATCATACACAATGTAATTTCTAGCGGCTTCTAATACTTTATCTTCCCAATTATCTGGATATTTCTTTTTAGCAAACACCATATAGTTATAAATAAACCTGTCTCGATAATCATCTAACTTAGATTTTGATAATCTTTGTAAACAAACTGGTCCGTCTACGAACTCGTCGGCACCTCCTGTCAATTCTAATTTTATTAAATCGTTAGCAAAGTTTTCTAGATCTTCTTTTGTCTTTGTGTTAGACTCCACGACTTTTATAAATTGATCAAAAGTAAACTCACTCCCATCTAAATTAACACCTACTCGTTCTTTGCGATTGTAATAAGGAAGATTAATAAAGTTTCCGTTTATAGCTTTACCATCAGATCCCACTCCTAATTGAGTTTGTTTAGGAAAAATTTCAGTTGAAGCTTTTAAATTAAATGTAAATAATAATTTATCTAAAAAATTTCTTATGAAAGAAGCCTTTACTGGTTCTTTTAAAAATACATAGATATGAAGACCACCGCTTTTAGATTTAACAGGTACCACTGGTAAATTTTTTTGATCAATAATCTCCAGGTATTTTCTAATATTAAAATCATTGTATGCCTCAGAGTCTATATCTATTGCACCAAATCGTGCTAACCCATCATCATCACAGGGTTGAATACCTATAGATTTAGAACCATTTAAATGTGCTATGTAATCTGATTCGTTTAATTCTTTAGCTGCCCATCCGTACTTTAATTTTAATTTACCAGTCGATGGGTCTTTAAATGCAGAGTTTATATCTGCATAACCATAGTCTCTTTTAAGACCTGTAAATATCTCTATAAATTTCTGTTCCATCTTTATATTAGTAGAGGTGGCGTAACTCTCGCGCCGCCACCTCGGTTGCAACAATTCCTTTAAGGAATTCTAGTAGTGAGCGTCCGTCGCTTTTGCAGCATCATCCTCACCATGTTTTACTTGAACATCTCCTTTAGAGATACTTTCAGCAAAAGTTCTAGCAGTCTGATATAATGCAGCGTCTTCGATTGGACCTACCTTGCTCACTTCCCAACCAAACCATGTGCCTTTGTCGTTAGACTGTTGCACAGTTTTTAGTTGATAAAGATGGCTAAAAGATGCTGGTGTAAACAAACCGTTTTTACCTTGCATCTTTATACTTTGCATCATGCTATTCCATTTTCTACTAATTTTTAATTGAGTAGATTTCATAGCAATTAATGCTGTAGATGGTGAGCCACTATTAACTAAAACAAAATGTTGTGCAGTCTTCTCGATATAATTACCGTTAGGTAATCTATCTTTGAAATCCCCACCTCTAGTTGTTTTAGTCATGATGTCACTAGATGAAGGATAGATGTTTACCGGAGCACCAGACCCATCTTTTCCTCTATCTTTCCACTCGACGTATTCGAGTTTGTAGTAACATGGAATCACTTGGACTCCGTTCTCACCACTAAAGAGTTCACCTGTTACTGAATTGTATATCATTCCAGGCTCTGCTCCATCTACATACTTGCCGTCTCTCTTATTTACTTCTGGAGATAACTGTCCAAGTATTTTAAGAAACGGTAACGCAAGATCATCTTGAGTTACTGTTCCAGTTTGAACGTTCGCATCTGCCTCAAACACAACGTTTGTTGACAATGCACCATTCTTCTTGATTGTTGGTTCTTTGTTCATTTTTCTATTTCCTCGTTATTTTGGTTCGGCTTCCTGCGAACACGTTAAATAGATCCGTAGGCATCTCTTTCCCAGACTCAAGACGCTCACGGACCAATGCTTTAAGAGTCATAGGCTCAACCTTTAACTTCTGGGAAGGTTGATATCCTTGACCTTGCGCAAGGACAGCAAAATCTGCTGCCTTGTTGTCCTCGTTACGACCAAAGGAAACGGTGACCATATTTTTAATAAGATCACCTAGGCCGTTTTTACGAAGCCAGTTAAATGCTTCTTCTTCTCTTGCTTTGGGAATTGAAGCACCATAGACGGGCTTAACTTCTACACCAGCCCCATCTTCTAAACTGAATTTTGCTACATTCATTTCTGTCATCATGGTAGGTATAACCTCTCCTGACAGAACGTCCATATCTTTTTTTATTTTTTTCAACTCTTCTTCTTTAGCTGTATATTTATCTTCCAAGGTTCTTAACTTAACAACCTGTTCTGATAATTGTTTAAAGTCATTCGTATTTTTTAACGAATCAACTTTGTCTTCTTCTAAGTTTATACTCATGTCTTTTTCCTTTCGTGGTTAGTAGTGTTAATATATTGTCATAATATCCTATGTCAAGTTTATTCTTCAATCTTTCCTTGTTCATATAAATTTATTTCTATGGGATAATATGTTTTTTCTTGTCTATCCCATTTTAGTAAATTAAATTTTCCCCCGGTTTTATCTGCCACAATTGAACAAGCTACGCCTATGATTGCAGGATCACCTGTAAGTAGTAAATAATCATCGGAGGTATATTTATCTAACAGTTTTCTTAATTTAAAAATTAAAGGCCCTGGAGACAATATAATTTGTGAGTGTTCTGGTAGTAAAGCTTTTAATGTACCAAACTTTTGAGCCCCCATAATGTTAAATTTTGGAGATCCAGATTTAGTACCTGGTAATTCTTGAATAACGTAAACTGTTTTTTCCATAATCTTTCCTATTGACTTGTTATATCTGTTTTGGTATGCGTGTCAATAGAAAGAAGAAATATTATGAATTATAAATTTAAAACAAAACCGTATGCTCATCAATTAAGAGCGTTAGAAAAGTCATGTAATAAAGAAAACTTTGCATACTTTATGGAAATGGGTACGGGTAAATCTAAAGTATTAATAGATAATGTATCTATGCTTTATGATAAAGGAAAAATAAATGGATTACTTTTAATTGCACCTAAAGGTGTTTATAAAAATTGGTACGACTCTGAAATACCTGTGCATATGGTAGATCATATTGAAAAAAAGATGGTGTTGTGGCAAGCTAATATTACTAAATCACAACAACTAAAATTAGATTCTTTATTTGAACCAGGTGAAGATTTGCATATCATTATAATGAATGTAGATGCTTTTAGTACAAGCAAAGGTGTAGAATTTGCAGCTAAATTTTTACGTTGTCATAGAACTTTAATGGCTGTCGATGAGTCAACTACCATTAAAAATCCTGATGCCAAAAGATCCAAACATATTTGTTCTTTAGGTGAGTTTGCTAGATACAGAAGAATACTTACAGGTTCTCCTGTTACTAAATCACCATTAGATTTATATAAACAATGTGAATTTTTAAGTCCCACCTTATTGGGTCATGAGTCTTTTTACACTTTTAGAACTAGATACGCTATTTTAAAAACTATGAATTTCGGTTCTCATAGTGCAAAAGTTCCTGTGGGTTATAAAAATTTAGACGAGTTATCTGAAATAATATCTAATTTTTCTGATAGAGTTTTGAAAGAAGATTGTCTAGATTTACCACCATACACTCATCAAAAAAGAATTATTCAATTAAGTCCAGAACAACAAAAAATATACAATCAAATGAAAAATGTGGCTTTGGCTCAAATGGATGGTAAACTAATGACAACCTCTACTGCCTTAGTACAATTAATGAGAATGCAACAGATTACCTGCGGTCACTTTAAAGCTGATGATGGCACCATTCAATTTATAAAGAATGAAAGAATTAATACTTTATTAGATATCTTAGAAGAGGTAGAGGGTAAAGCTATCATCTGGGCCCATTGGAGACACGATATAGACGCCATAGTTAAAGCGGTAGAAAAACAATATCCGGGTTCCGTGATGACTTATTATGGAGACACCTCTACTGAAGACAGAGCTGAGGCCATTAAAAAAATTCAAGATCCAAATTCTAATATTAGATTTTTAGTTGGTACACCTCAAACTGGTGGATATGGAATTACGCTGACAGAAGCTAACGTAATGATTTATTATTCTAATGGTTATGATCTTGAAAAAAGAACTCAATCAGAGGCCAGAATAAATCGTATTGGTCAAAAAAGAAAAATGACTTACATTGATATCATAGCAGAAAAGACTGTTGATGAAAGAATTGTAAAAGCTTTGCGTAAAAAAATAAACATAGCTTCAGAAGTTATGGGCGAGGAATTAAAAGCATGGATTTAATAATATTAAATGATGGTGTTTATCAACTAATAGAAGTAACAAAACAAATGTTACAAGGGGTAGAGATAGTAGGTGAAATAGATTGTTCTAGTTTATGTGAAATATTAAGACTTAAATTAAGCACCTATGCGGACTATCCCCTTAATCTTCATATGATGAATGACGGTAGTGGATATTTTTATGGGTGTATGTGTAATTAATTTTATCTTATAATTAAAGCAAATATAACATAAGCCATACCAGAAATTAAAGCACCAGTAGAAACCAATAAAATACTTTCAACTCTATTTATTTGACGTTCAAGTTTATGTATCTTATCATGCGTTTGCTTTTGCATAATTCTGCAAAGCTTTTCATGTTCTTCTATTTTTTGTATTGCGTTCTTAGCCATTATTCAAAATCTTCCATTTCAATTGTTTCTATACCTATTTTTTCTTTTTCTGCTAGTTTAGCAAAATCTTCCAATTGCATATTTGCTTCATCTGCGTTTGCAGGTGTTGATTGTAATATCATTGTTGCTGTTGCCACGGGTAAACTTGTTATAAACTTTAGTCCTTCTAAAGCTAAAGGAGTTAAACTTCCAGCTCTTGCTAAAAAAGTTTGAAGCATGTTTGTTTTAGCTTTACTAAGTGAAGCATCATCTAAAAGCACCTCCAAAGTATTTCCACCAAGTTCTTTAAATTTTGATACCGGTATTTTTAAAGATTTTACTTTTCCACTTAAATCTCCAATAAGGTCCCCAACTTTTTGAGATCCTCCTCGAGCCATGTATTTAGCAAAACTTTTGTCTGAAGTAAAAGATCTTCCCCTATTGTCTCCAAAATCCATTTTAGATCTTGAAGGAGCTTCTCCTCTAAATAATTCAATCATCTCTTCTATACCAGCCATTATTCTCCGCCCCCTAGATTAAATGGATCACTGTAAGAAGTATCGTCCGTAACATCGTAACTTCCAGAATAACTTGCTGCACCTGGATCCTTATTATATTCTCTAAAAGCCGTATCTTCGTTAACTCGATCTAACATCATAGACTCTTGTATTTTAGCATCTTGTAAAGCTTTTGTTTTGTCAAAGAAAGCCTTTTGTCTTTCTTCAGATAATTTATCTATTCTAGCCAAAGTTTTTGGATCAGTTCTCATATCTATTCTTTTTTGATACGCTCTTTGTAGACCGTAATTTGTAGGTTCACCAAGTCTGCCACCAGTTAAAAAGTTTAAAGCGCCTCCTGATACAGGATTATATCCTGCCATTAAATTTGGATTAGTAGGATCGCCTACTGGCACTCTACCTATGCTATCGTATCCGTAAAAACTTCTAAGAGCTGATTGACGTGGGTCCATTTCTGGAACAAGTGAGCCTATACCTCTAGCTACCTTTCCTATCATTCCTCCCTCTTGAATATAGTTTTTAATAGAATCTATTGTGTTAGAAAAAAAATTTTGAGGTGCAAGTGGTGCCTCCGCTCCTATTATTGGTACACCAGTTTCAGTTAGTCCTACTTCAGTTTGTGGACCATCAACTACATTGGTTGTTGTAAAGGATTCTGTTTCATCTCTGTCAAGAGGTTGTACTTCTTCTACTGCAAGAATACCATCCATATTATCTATAGTTTTATTAGCACGGTTTACTAATGGGGTCATTCTTTCGTTATAGGTGCTAGTAATGCTATCAGACTTTGCGTTTAATTCTGCAATTAATTCATTTATTGTTGCCATAATTTATCCTAAAGGGAACAGTTTATCAAATTTTACGTTGTTTGGTAGAAGATTAAATTGTGTCCCTGCGTTTGTATTGTTTCTAAATAAGGAAGCATTGACTCCCTCTCCAATTCCTACAGGAGTTGGTAAATTAACATTTGTTTCTATAGGTATATTTACAACTGGACTAGCTCCAGTAACATCTGCTGCAGGTGGATTTAAAGTAAAGTCAATAAATTCTTTAAAATCAGAGACACCCTCTCCAAGTTCTATAGCTTCTAAATCAGATCTTATATCTTCAAATATGTCAATAGCTGTCTCAAATTGATCTTCTACTTCTGCAGCTTTTGTAGGATTTTCATCATACAATCTTTCAATTATAGACTCTACTCTAGCTTCACTTATGTTAGGAGCAATAAATTCCCCATCCATTAACGCATTTAATCTTTTTTTATTTTTTAATCTAACATCAATTTTATTTTCTATTTCATCTATGTCTGCTCCCATTGATTCCATGTCTTTAATTACTTGATACATTCTACTTTGTGTATCATAATTATCAGTTAAATATTCTGTCATGTATCCTATTCGACCATTAAGATCTATATTAGGGCTATAGATATTAGATGAAAATTTTTTCTGTATGTTTTCTAAATCTTTTGCATAAGACGTTACAATAAAAGGTAAACTGTCCATAGGTTTTGCTTCCTCTACACGAAGTCCTGACATCAATGCAACTATTTCTGTTGCACTATCATAAGTAGTACCATAGTCAGTAAAGTCTTGGGTAACCCCTTTCCACACCCTTCTTGAACTTCTTGAAGCACCCGGTTCTAGTTGAGACAATAAGTGTCCTAGAGACGCATCAATTTTTTCCATTGCATTATCTTGCGGAAAATAAATTGTTCGACCATCTTTAGTTTTACCATTTCTAATTGTAAGATCCGCTATTGCACCTGCTCCAATGGATTCTGAAATAAAAGGATCTAAAAATTCTAAAAGTGCGCCAGGTTTATCATTTAATGTATCGTAGATTAATGCATTATAAACTATTTGACTTGCGTTTTGGTTAGTTAAAGTACCATTACCATATGCATTTAACACCGCGTTTATGGGTCTAATCATAGAGTCATAAGGATTAGTGTATGAAAAATTAAAATATTTAAAATTACCATTTTCATCAGATTCCGTTAACGGAATCAACGTTGAATTTTTTTGATAGTTAGGCGCTACAGATCTTTGAAAGGCTTCCATTTTTTCTGACGTTACTCCTGTTATTTTTTCTGCTGTCTCAGCAATAATTGTGCCAGTTCCTCCAAAAACAGAAGCTGCACCAATTAATCTTCTTGCACCCATTTGTCTTATAAAAGGATTCGTGCTTGTTAATTCTCTTGCAGCTATCTCAATTAAATGTGCGCTGGTTCTTAAAATTTCTGCGGGAAAAGCTACAAAATTACCTAAAGGTAAGTTTCTAATATTTTTTATAATTTGAGGAACTTTACTGTATGTTGGTATAGTGTTTGTTGTTAAATAAGCAGAAATATCTTTTACAGTTTTAAAATTTTGAACTAGAGCTTCTTTTTGATTTAATAAAGATTGTTTATTAGCAGCGTTAGCAGTTTTTAAAGCGTCATCTATTTTAGCTATGTCGTCATTTGCTTTAGTTAATTGTAACGCAACATCTTCTTGTTTACCTACTGTTCTGTACCAGTCAATTATATTGTCTCTAATAGCTACGTCCCCTTTTAAACCTTTAGAACTATATTGAAACGCCTGACCTAATGCATCTTGATAAAAATCATCGGCATAAATTTTCCAAACATTGTCACCCCCTTGATACAAATCAAAAGCTTTTTTAACTGTAGGGTTTTGCATTAAAGCAGATAATGTAAATTTGCCTTTTTTAGCTTTTTCTAAAACTGCTTTTATTTCGTTTACTTCAATGTTTTGATCTACCACTCCTCTAGCTATTCTATCTTCCATTTGTTTAGCTACATCTGCAGCATTTATAAACTTACCTGGAAAAATATCATCAGCCATTAACTTAAATGCGTTAGTTAAACTTACTCTACCTCCAATTAAACCACTTGCTAATGCAAAAAAAGATGCTGTTGAAACGTTTCTTATTTGAGTCATAGGAGAAAATACTGTTTTACCGATTTGACCTGCAGCTTTAACAGACATTAATGCGCTGTATAACGGAATGTCATACATTCTTGTTAGATATTCTTCTGTGCCTTTAACAGCGTTTGCTATTTCTGGCGTAGTATACAGTCCTGTTTGAGATCTTCCATCTCTTGCTAATCCACCTTTAAATAATTTACTTTCAAATAAATCAAATGTTTTACTACCTGGTGCTAAATCAGCTGCTACAGAAACTAAATTGTTTGCGTTAGGAATTCCTTTATTAATTGCTTCTTGAACAGATCTAAACGCGTAACCATTTAGTAACGCACTGTCTGCAAAACTATCGAAAAATTTTTTCTTGTGAACTTGTTTGGCTGTTTGTAAAAATGTATCTGTTACAGCAGCTCTATAGTCTTTTAAAGGTTCTAAAAACGCTCCAGTAACTTTTTCTAAACCTTCATCATCCATTACTTTTTTCATGATAGTTGGCACATCTCCGCCAGCTTTAAGTAATTTACCTGTTGAAGTAAATACTTCTACTTCTTTACCTTCTTGAATAACTTTTTTTGTAATGTCTATTAATTCTCCTCTTTTACTTATTCTAAAAGTATCACCTATTAATTTAAATAAACTTTCAGGACTACGATTACTTTCAATCAAAGATTTTTGTAGTTGAGCCATGGTATTGTCTGCGGATAGTTCTATAGCTTCTTTTCTAGTTATGCCTTTATTTTTCATTAAGTCTTCTATTATTTCAGGAGTTTCTTTTTCTAATTTAGGTAGTGTGTTTTTAATAAAAAATTGTTTAGCCCCTTCAATTTTTTGTGGATCAAATTGATAAGCTTTGTTTTTCATCACACTATAAACTTGTTTTAAATAAGCTCCACCATTTGCTACAATACTTGCTCCAAGATCCTTTAATGCTTGGTCCGTGTTCTCTGATAAAAGTCTACCGTATTCTAGACCTAGGTCATTAATTTTATTTTTTAATTCTTTAGCGTTTTTAATAACAGACGCAGCAGTTTTTTTATTAATACCACTAGTATTAACAGAGTCTTCCAATTGTTTTAAAAAACCTAAAGCTTCACTAGAATCCCCAAGTATTTTTTTTCCAGCATCATCTAATACTCTAGGAGCTTGAATGTAATTATAAAGTAAATCATTATTTCTTAAGTATATTGCATCATCTACTGCAGTAATAGGTTTAGGATATTTTAATCCTGGAGTAGTTAAGTATTTGGGTAACTCTAAAACATCAGCACCTTTAGCTATTTCTTTAAATTGATCATCAATTTGATTCATAATTTTAACCAAACCTTTTTCATCTTTTTGCACTAAATTTTCGTACTGTCTTAATTCGTCGGCTTGACTTACACTTATAGGTCCATCTGATTTAAAAGCATTTTTAATATTATCGAATCTTTTTAACAATCTTTCTAGTAAAGGTGCGTTTGAAGACGTACTGTAAAATTTCCATTCTTTTGGATCAGGTATGTTTAATTTTTGTCTTAGTTTAGTAGATTGATTTCCTAAAAATTCACCTGTGGTTCTAGCAGCAGCTCCTACTGTTTCACTTCCAATCACTTTACTTAAAGGATTAAAAACTAAATTGTTAACCGTTCTTAAAGTGGCTCTTCCTACAGGTAAGGCAACGTATTTTCCTGCAGGCATTAAACCATATTTAAGACCTAGTGTTCCTGCTACGGGCAGCGCAGCCGTAATACCACCACCTAACACCGTGCCCTCTGCACCAAATCTAATTTTTTCTTTAAAAAATTCTGCTGCCTTTGCAGATCCTTCAAGTTCATCTCCTTTGTAGGCCTCTCCAAATCCAAATGTTTCACTAAGGGTTGTAAGATCACCTGGAGTTGATACTGCAAAATCTGTAATACCACCAATGCTTCCGTAATAACCTGCACGTTTTGCAAGTTCTGCACTTTTAGCACCAACAGTTGGCAGACTATTTAATTTTACTATTTGACTAGCCTTGCTTAACTTTGTAATTCCGTTTGCAAGTTTAATTGCAACACCTGCAGGCAAAGCAAACTGTCCTAAAATAGAAGTTATATCTCCAACAGCGGTATCTGTTTCGGGAGTAATTTTTTCAAAAATATTATCAATTGCAGTGATTAAGTTGGTGTCTGCTAAATAATCAATAGGCAATGCACCTAATTGAAGTAAACCTTGAACAGCTTGACTAACACCTTTAATAGCGCCTATTGGAATGTCTGTAAGATAATCTATTGCTCCAACTGTTTCAGGACTAATGTTTTGTTCAGGGGGATCAAAAAAACCACCGAATATGCCTTTATCTTCTTCAGCCATTTAACCTCCTATGTTGAAGCAGGTAATACTAAAGTCACCCCATATTTCATGTTAAATTTTGATACATCACCTTGAGTTCTAATATAAGCAAAATCTTGTAGTGCTTCTTGGCTGTTAGCTAATAATTGAACTACGTCGTTTGTTATTTCTTTAGGCAATCTATTTCTTAACTCAGCATAAGATAATTGTTCTACTTGAGCTGTTGGCGTTTCACCTTGGCCTATGGGAGTTCCTTCAGCTAATTTTATTCTTCCTCCATCTTTAAGATTAATTCCTCCGCTTTTTAAAATAGCATCGGTTGTACGGATCCCATTATTTAAACCAGCATTATTAAACCCAAGTGCAAAATTACGTTTAGCGGTATATTCTTCTAAAAGTTCTATGTATTTAGCAGAACCTTTTTCTAATTTTTTAAGTCTTCTAGCAATTTTACTTAAATCATCTATTAATGCGCCTGCCTGATTAAGACCTGTTAAACTAATATCTTTTTCGTCTTTGCCTCCAATTGATTTTATAACATCTTCTGTAATTTTTATTTCTGCTGCAGCAGCTTTTTTCTGTGCTTCAGTATAAGATCCAGTTTTGTCATTTACAATTTTCTTTAAAGATCTTAAGTTATTAAATTGTTTTTCACTAAAACCTTCTTTGCCAGCTACAATTTTAGCTTTTTGTATTTCTTTAGTTGCACTGTAAGCTAACTTAGCAATATCTTTTCTATCTTTTTTCCTATCACCTAGTATCTTTAAAAGCTGTTTATTTAAAACTGCAGCTTTATCTGCAAGATTTCCAGGTGTTCCTATTGCCTCAGACAGAGCTATGGCTGCTAAACCTTTATCTTCATCTTCGCCTATTAATTTTTCTAATTTAGATTTTTCTTTTTCAAAAATATCTTCAAAAGTTTCTTCTGGTTTTTCTTCTGGTTCTTTTTTATCTTTTGGATTAATAACTACCTCTTCTACAATTTCATCAAAATTAACTTTTTTAGGACCTTCATTGGGTAAAAATTTATTTTCTTGTTTTTTTATTTCTTCTAAATTTTCTCTATCCCTTAATATTTTTCTAGTTTCTTCAGTACCTATAGCACTTAACATCCAACTAGGTAATTTATTTAAATCTGTTTCTGGCCCTTTTGGTATTGTCCCGTATCCACCTATCTCTACCATTTCTTCAAAATCAGATGTAATTTTTTTTGTTGGTCGAGTTTTTGCAACTGAGGCTACACCCATTTTAGAAGCGTCCGCAGGAAAACTTTTTGCCATTACTTGATTACCTGTAGGAATTGACATACCCATTGTTGTAGAGGGAAAATCTATTCCAATTTGTTTAGTAGGGTTTTGAAAAGATATAGGATAATCACCTATGTAACCTCTTTGTGCTTTAATTCTAGGTGTTAATTGATCTATGCCAGTTGATCCACCTCTTCTAAATGATGGTCTTTTAAAATTCATTATCTTCTGCCTCCAAATATGCTACCCAATCCATAAGCACTTAGTCCAGCAGTAAGGGCTTGTGATAAAGGACCTAAAGTCTGTCCTCCTCCTAAAGATTGATTAGTAGTTGAAAAAGGAACCCCACCAACTTGACTCGCTATCCCTGATCCAAAACTCTGTATTCTATTTAAAGGTTCTTGGTAAGCTAGTTGACTTCTTTGTTGAGCTGCATCTAATACTGCTTGTCTGTAAGCTAGATCTCCTGTGCCAGCAGCGCCTAAAGATTGTGTGGTTGTTGCCGCTAATGATGGCTGTAATGAGGCAAGACCTCTTTGTTGATTAAAAGCTGTTTGAGCTAAATTTTGTGCTTGAGTAAATCCTTCACCTAATAACCGCGCTTGTAAAGCTGCTCTGTCTTGAGCTGCTTGTGATGCGTACTCTGCTGCAGCCACACCTTCTCTGCCTCCACCAAAAGCTCCTGCTTGAATAGCATTGGCTGCTAGTTGAGGAACACCTTTTGCTGTTTGTCTATCAAATTCTGTCAAAGTTGTGTCAATAACTTGTTGTTGATATGGCGACATAAACTGTTGAAAAGCTTGTGGGCCAGAAAGTTTTGCTGCTTCGTCTAAGAAAGGTTGGTAGCCTGCAACTCCAGTGCCGGTACCCACTCCACTAACTGCTCCTTCTGCATCAAATGTTAACTGACCAAGTCCAGCTTGTGTTGCCGCTGCCTGTTGAGCAGCTTGTGTTAATGCATTTTGACCTGCAATCTGTGGTCCAAGTTGAGCTAAAGTCGGAACTGTTCCTATTACATTTCCTTGAGCGTCTGTAATTTGTGAGCCAGGAGCTCTTCCTACTTGTTGTGCTAATAAATCAATAAAATTTTCTTGGGCCGCTTCTATAAAAGGGGCTTGCCTATTAATAGTTGTATAATCTGTTGCCATTATGCTTTTCCTACCTGTTCTGCATTTTTCATGAGGTTATAAAGTTTTTTAGATCCTTTTTCAACATCACCTCCACCAATACCTCGCACGGCATCGGCTGTTATTACAAATTCGTTTTTACTTAACATAGCTGGTACGTCGTCAGCCTTTTCTTTAATACCTACTGGTACAAAACCACCTTCATCTCGGTAATCTCTCTCTTTTATTCCAGCACTATTTTTTCTTATTTTACCCGTAGGTACATTACTAATACCTCCTACAGACTTAAATTCTTTACCTGTCAATTGAAATATCTCTGCTTCAATGTCAGTGACGTCTTCACCCTTTGCTATTTTTTCATCTCTTAAAATTAATAATTCTGAGACTCTGTTAGCACCACTTGCATATTTAATTCTGCCACCTTTAGCTTTTCCCATTTTTAAAAATCCTTTTAAGATCAGTTCATCATCTGGAAACATACCTGGGTTTTTAAGAATTTTATGTAAATTTTTAAATGAGCTATTTGTCTGTCTTATTTTAGGATCTCCTAAAGCTCTAAACAAACGTGATTTTTCATCTCTAGTAAATACTGCATCAGAGTAGGCCATTAACATATCGTCCATATCCTCCATATCTTCATCGTCTCCAGCTTCAACATCAATTGTCATGATACCTATTTCTGCTTCTTCAGGATCCGTTCCTCTTTTTAAACCTATTCTACCGCCGTCTTTTAAACCTGCTATTTCAGCAAGAGCGTTAAGTTTTTTATCTCTTCTATCTAAATCTCTAATTAATTCACGAGCATATGCTCCCATAGCATCTGGGTCTGGTATATCTCTTCCTTCTATACCGTACTCGTCATCATACTTATCCATATTTTTCATAAACAACTTTTCTAAAGTTTCTAATTTATCTTCTATTTCTTTTTCTTTTAATAATTCCTCTTTAGTTAAGTCTCCATATTCTTTGTCTCCAACTGATTTTACAAACTCTCCTGCTTCAGCCACTACATCCTCGCCTTTGTCGTACGTTTTATTAAAATCACCTGCCGTTTCTAAAAATCTTGCATAGTCTCCTAAAGTAAATATTCCAGAAGGGGCGGTGCCTTGTTCAAAACCTATTCTACCTCCAACGGCTCTCATCTCTGGGACAAGTTCGTTTAATAATTTCATACCGTCTTCATAAGTCATTTCTCCTGATCTAATTAATTGAGGCACTATAGACTTGTAATAAAAATCTTTTTCGTCTTCATCGTACTTACCATCCAAATCGTTCATAAGTTCATTAAGAAATTTCATATCTGAACTTTCTGTCCCCTCTGCATATCCTATTCTTCCGCCCTCTTTTTTACCACCAAAGAAGTTAGTTAAGTAACTTGCATACTCAGCTTGTTTGTCAGCCTTGGTAGCTTCATCGTATTCTTCTTCTGTGATATCAACACCTGCCTGGTTAGCCAGAGCTCTTGCTTCTGCATATGAGGTTGCAAAAGCTGCAGCTCCTAAAACGGCTGCTTTATCAATAGAACCATCTTTGTTTGTAAACATAGCCTTACCGAATTTCTTACTGCCGTCTAAAATAGTCTTACCTACTTTTTCATAATTTTGATTGCTTATTCCATCGAATAAATTTTTTAAAAATCCAGGGTCATTACTGACTGTAGTTTTATCAACAGTTGTAATTATATCACCTGGAAGTGCATCTACTGTTGCATCTTCAAAGAAAGTGCTTTGCTCTAAGCCGTCAACACCCTCAACTGGGTTACCTAATTTAAAACCCGAAACGTTTCCTAAAGGTGAGCTAAACAACGGTGCTTCAAATGGGTTACCTTGGAGCCCTGCTCCACCTAGAAATCTTGCCCCTTGTCCTAGGCCGTATGTTAAGGCACCTTGTTTAAGAGACTCTCCTATTCTACCTGTTTGATCAAATGTCCCTAAACCGCCCATAGCCGCTGCAAGAGCCGGGTTAAAAGGAGCTACAAAAGGTGCTGCTCTAACAGCAACTTCGGCAACTTCATTGGGTATAATTTTTCTAACAAATTTTTTTAATTTGCTACCTAGACCAAACTTCTCTCTGGGTGAAACATTCATAATTCCACCGTTTGCTTGTAATTGTCTGTTCATTAAAGATCGTGATATCGCCATAATTTAAGTACATTTATATTGTTGAGCAGGCGCAGAAATCCTGTAATAGTTTACTTTATTTGATTTTTGTAGTGTCGTCAACAGATTTGACAGGCCTTGTCGCCTGCCACAAATCATCTCTAAATCGACCAGTGTAACAATACTCTCCAACGTGACTAATAGGGTCATCTATATAACCATATACTTTGCCCCCTATATCAGCCCATCTTTGACAAAAACCAAAGTCCTCTCCAAAATAACGCTTAGACTTAGTATCATGTAAAGTGTCAAATAAATTATACATGTTATCTTTCTTTTCTTCTTTACCATTAATATTTGTTGGCTGGTATATTTCTAAATGAGGATAAGCTTCAATCATTTTTTCAATAACATTTCTTTTTATTAACATGCATCCTGTGGGAGCATGAGTAAGTTCAGCTAATCCTTTCTCTACTGTAATAGAATCAGGATCTTTTACTTTAACTGGAAAAGTAAAACCAGATCTAGCTAACTCGTCTGCGTTATTAATTGCACCTTCTTTAGTATCTAATCTTCTCCATATCTTATCCCAACTCATCGTCTTCATTGGATATGGAACACTAATTATGTCTTTATCAAAGTCTAACATTTTAAAAATAGTTTTAGCTCTAAAATCAATGTCCGAATCTATAAATAATAAATGAGTATATTTATCTTCATGGTTTAAAAATTCTGCTACACATAAATTTCTACCTTGTGTGACTAATGATGATTTTAATAAAGTAAAACTACATAAAATTCCTTTTTTCCAACAAGCCTGTTGAAACTTTAAAACTGCTTGACAATAGTGCATGCTTACATCGCTATGACACGGTGTACACACCATGACTTTGTAAGGAGAAACCCCCACATTTATTTCAGTTACTTTATCTTCTACTTTATTAGTTTTAATTGTTTGATACGTATCGTTATTAGGTGCTTCTTCTTTATCTACATTAAACCATATGGGTTCATTTGCTTTTTGCATTAAGTGCTCCTTGTAAAAATCTAGTCCACACCGACGCCTGTTTAGGCCAAGAATAATATATTTGCGCGTAATTAGATTGAGTTGTTAAATGACTATGAATTTGAGGTTCATGTAAAGTTTCAACAGCAGCAGAAATTCCATAGGCAAATTTTTCTGCTAAAGCTTTATAATTATTGTCGTACGGAATATACATGGGAAACTCGGCCCCTGTTTCAAATAGAGCTCCATAATTAGTAGTAATACAATAAAGTCCTCCAGCCATTGCTTCAAGTAAAGATATACAAGAAGTTTCTTCAAAAATACTAGGATAGACATACATGTTATAATCTTTAATGTGTTCTCTAATATATTCATTAGGTCTGTAACCAATGTAATTTACATTAGGAAGTTGTTCGGCTTGATCATAAAGAGCTCTATAGTTACTGTCATTTTTATCCATAAAATCTTTTCCATAAACTTCACAAGAAGAATAAACATCTAAACTAATTAAAGGATTTTTAACCAACTGCATCGCACCTAACAATACAGATAAACCACGCCAAGGGGTGTTTTGATGAATAATTTTTACTGGGTCACCTTTTCTGTAATGCTTTGATTGTTCTATTTTTTCTATTCCGTTTTTAATTACAATGCATTTTTCTGTAGGAATACCAAACATCATTCTAAATTTTTCATAGTTCCAATGAGAGTTAAAAACATACCAATCATATTGTTTGTGATTTCCTCGGTCCTTGAACCAACCATAAAGATTAGGTTGGTCGTAAGAATTTTTTTGCCAGAGTATGTTAAGCTTATTAGGGTCTATAGGTACTTTACCAGGCACACTAGTGCATATTTGTACTTGATCTAATAATTTTTTATCTACGTATTTGTTTAAAAAACCAAGCTGTAACTCGGTTCCCCCTTTAGGGTTTTGGTTTCTTGTTTTCATTCATTACTTTCTGAAACACATCTAAACCTTTTGGAGAAATTTCAACTGTAACATCCGTTACAATATCTGGTCCTTCTATTTTTTCTTTAGACGTTTCGCCTGTCTTTGTATTTCTATAAACTGTTGTAGTGGTACAGTCTATTTTATGTATGTTATCCGTTTTCATTCTCTCTGTTTATTAAAGCATAACTAACAACAACTGTTACTTTACTTGCGGTAGCTGCTTGGGCTTTTATAGCATCTCCTGCTTCTAAATTCAACCCCTGTGGTGCAGCATTTATTTGAGTGCTGGCTGTGACCGTATCTCTAAAAAATTCCGTGTCAGCAGAAGCAGAGCTATCTCTTAAAGAGGCGTTACACAAAATACTTCCTGAGCTAGAATTGCTAAAATAAACACTTTTGACTATGGCCACGGCTGACGTAGAAATAGTTAAAACAGTATTAAGATTAGTGTCCCCTAAAGACTTAGTTGCGTTTTTATATTGTATTGTCATGATAAAAAGTAATTAAAAGCGTCCTGTTCGTTTTTTAAATCTTCTTGAAAAGAAAAATTAAGTTGTTGTTTCATGGTGGTCATGGACTCAATTATTTGTCTTTGATTTTCTACATCGTACTCTTGTTTTGGTTCTGGTATATAATTAGTTAATTTAGCCATTACGCTCTTTTCTTATCTACACCTTTTATTTTTTTCTTATTTTTAGAAGCATAAAAAACAGCTTCTCCTTTTTTCTTCCCATATTGTTTTTTCATGGACTTCATTATTTTTTTACCTTTTGTGGTTAATGGCATTCTATCTCCTTCCGTCTGGTTGAGCATCAAGTCTAAAACTACCATAACGCCAAGTTTCTCCTACAGCGTCACATTCTATTTTAATAGATAGCAGTCTAGCTCTTGCTCTCGTGTCTACTTTATCAGTGGTCTTTGTTATTGTAAAGGGTCCTAAAGACGAGCTTGCTTGTGTGTCTGAAGGAAAATCAGATATAAATAATGTTACCTTAGAATTACCAATTAAAAATTTATAGTCTGGCATAAATCTTTTCATAGACATAAAAAATTCACCATCATCTATATCAAAATCCCCAGATCTAATAAAAGCATTTATAGAAGTTGTCCCGGTGCTATTAACCTGATCATTACCCACTTCGTGAGCATAATAAATACTAGCGCCGTATTTGTTTGTAATTCCTAAAATATCTGAAAATACGGGAGAGGTTGTTGATTCATAGTCTGTTGCATAAGGTTTATTAAATACTCCTTGATCTTGATAAGTTGTTCTATCTAATGATGAAGTAGTCCAAGCATTTTCTTGAAAATTATAAGTTACACACCTATCAATTTGATCAGAACCAGATTTAGGATAAAACCAATTTACTTCTGTAAATAAACTATTTGGTGAGGAAAAAATTACATCTGATGCATTAAAATTTAATCCAAGATTTCCATTCTGTGTTGTAAAAACAAAATCTTCCACCAAACAAGGTAAAGCTTTTACTGTACCATCATACATAAAAAATCCACCTTCATTAGACATCCAATAGATAGCACCATTTACATAAGAGGCGGAGTGTTGTGCTAAACATCCACAGTTTGTACCTACCTGTCTAACACTAAATGTAAATGGCGGACCAACAAACTGAATAACGTAAGCAGCTTGATCCGTTAAAACAAAAACATAGTCTTTCCCTTGAATAGCTGAAGTAATTTTATTTCCTGTGTCAAGTCTAAAAGTTCCAGCCGTGTTGGTAGCTGTTGGGGTGTAAGTATTTAAATCTTCTTGGTTTGAAAATCTTACAAACATCGGGTCTTGAGTGGTCGAGTCTCCGATAGTTGTTTCAGTTCCAAAATGAAATAAATGTCTGTCTCTATCAGACACTAACGTAAATCTGCTTGCAGTTGGGTTAGCCGAAGTAGAAAAACCAGAAGTTGATTTAGATGCTCTTGTTGTTCGAGCGTTTGTAGCTCCTGCATTCCACGTAAAAGTTTCACCATTAAATACTGTGGCTACTAACACTTCACCAAAATTATCAAGACTCCAATTTCCTGGATCTAATACCACAGAACTTGTAGATCTTTCCGTTCCCCAAGTAGATGCTCCCCAAGTCGATGTACTCCAACCATAACCTGTTGTTTGTATAGTAGGTCCAACCTCAACGTAAGGATTAACAGTTGCAGCTCCAGCAGCCGTCATTCCCGAACCACCTTCGTTCCTTACAGCTTGTATAGTAAATTTATCTACTGTTGGAACGGTTAGTATTTCATAAGCCACTTGTAATTCAGTGGGCGTATAATCAGAAGCACCTGTTACTGTAACTCCAGATAAAGTAATATATCTTCCTACTTTTAAATTATGAGATGATTTATCTATGGTTATTACATTGGAACCATTGACAGTGGTTAAAGTGCATCCCGAAATAGCTGTATCCAAAGGAGAGATATCATAAAAATCGTTTCCGTAATACAAAAACAAACCTTGAGAAGTTCCGATAGCTGCATATTTTTCACCTTTTAAACTAGTAAAAGCTACTTGAGCTCTAGCTGCTCCGGGTAATGTTTTTGATGAAGCTGTAAGTTGGGACCAACCTCCTATTTTTTCAGGTGCTGTATATCTAAAACGCACAAAATCTCCATCCACCCATTTTCCAGGAAGGGCTGAAGGAACACCTTGTTTGTTGAATCCAGCTGCAAAATCTACTTTTTTTAAGGCCATAAATATGTTATATAGCAGTTTAATAATTAATGAAAGATACAAAATGAAAACAATAATGCTAGATCAGGTGCTTTCTCAAAAAGAATTGTTTTATATGTATAAACAAATCACGGGTAGTCATAACTGGGTAATGAACTGCGCATCGGGACCACATGAGGGTTTTATGTCTGGGCCAGCTTTAATAGTCAAAGACAATAATGGTTATGTTAACAATTATCCGTTATGTCTTTGGGGCCAAACTTTGGTTTATAGAATAGCAAAAATATTAGAGGACAAAAAAATAGGTATACCGACAGAATTAAAAAGAATGTGGTTTAATGCAACATACCACGGTAAAAAAACTCAACACTGGTTACATCAAGATGATATGGTCACATCTCATTCAAAAACAATTTTATTATTTATGACTCCTCTTTGGCAACCAGATTGGAGAGGTTCATTTTTTGTAGACGGAGAAGAATTTAAATTTAAACCGGGAAATGCAGTGATACTAGATTCACAAGAATTTCATACAGGTGAATCGGTTGAGTCAGAAACTCATAGTTGGCAAAGGGTAACTTGTAATATAATAATAGGACACGCTGATGATACACGTGTTTGAAAGTTTGGCTCCTACTAATTTTTTTAGTCCTTTTTATAAATATTTTATGTATGAAAACATGTCTGATATAGACATAAAAAAATTAAAAAATCATATTTTAAATATAGAAAAAGACATTATAAAAAATACAACATCAGAGGGAGACGGTCGAACTGGGCTAGGTAAAAAAAGTCTCACTAGTCGACATATGTCGTTTAATTTATTTGATTCAGATGAGACTATTTTTTTAAAAGACAACATCAAAGAAAATTTAAAATTATTTTTTAAAGAATTAAAAATACCAATGCCTAAAAAAATTTACGGTAAATGTTGGGCCAATGTAATGAGGGAAGAAGAACAAATAAAAAGACATAGACATACGGTAGAAAATACTTCTTTTCTAAGCGGACATCTTTGTGTGGAAATAAATAAAACTGGTACTTATTACGTAAATCCTTTTGACGATACAGCGTTTAAATCAGAAAACAAACCTGGTAGAATAACAATATTTCCATCGTGGATTGAACATTACACTGATGTTACATCCTCAAGACGAATTACTGTAGCTTTTGATTTAACCTTACAACTCGTCGAGAACAGTAATTTTGTATTAATATAAATGAATTATTTAGAAGCAATTGTTGAAATCAAAAATGTAATAGAAAATGATTTTAATAATAGAATTATTTCTTTAATTAAAAAAAGAGCTACAAAAAATTTATTAATCGGAGAAGATAAATTGAATACTGAAACAAGAAATGTAAAAGGTTATCAATTAGATTTTACCAGCCCCACCAATTTGTTTTACTGGAACTATGTAAAACAGGAAATAACTAGACTGTACAGTTTTTACAAAGCTAAATTTCCAATGATGGAAAGTAACAAAATAAACCAAATAGATTTATTAAAATATTCAGTCGGGGGTAAGTATGAAGTTCATACTGATCACTTCACCACTAGTGTCAGAAATTTAAGTGTAATAATAAATTTGAATGAAGGATATGAGGGTGGTGATCTTGTATTTACTAATCAGCAACAAAAAGAAGTAAAAAGAATGAAACTTGGAAAAGGATCTATAGTTTTTTTTCCAAGTAATTTTATGTATCCACATTGCATAGAACCGATAACAAAAGGAGTTCGATATAGTATAGTGTCATGGCTCCAGTAAATTTTAAAATCTTAAAAAACTTTTTTTCACAGGAAGAATTAAATATATTACAACCTTATTGTTATAATAAATTAGACTCTAATAAAGAATATCAATTAGATGCCCAATCTTTTTCACCTGCATGGTACAAAGATTCTTTAATGACTTCGTTCTTAGATTTAAAATTAAATTTAATTCAAAAAGAAACAGAATTAGAATTACTTCCAACATATGCTTACTGGAGATATTATGTTTTTGGAGCAACATTAAAAACACATTTGGATAGACCATCTTGTGAAATTTCAATCAGTGCATGTATAAAAAAATATGACGATTGGCCTTTTATAATAGAGAATAACGTTTTTGAATTACAAGAAGGAGATGGTCTACTATATGCAGGTTGTGACCAACAACATGGAAGACCGGGAGTTTATAAAGGTAATGGAATAGCACAAGTTTTTTTTCATTATGTAAATAAATACGGACCGTATAAAAATTACGCTTATGATAATAAAAGTAAGGAATATTAATGAGTGAAAAAACGATATCCATGCAAAATCACATAGGAATTTTTGATAATTATATCTCCAAGACAAATTGCAATAAAGTTATTGAGTATTTTAAGAAAAAAGCTGCGTTTGGAGAAGCATATCAAAGGTTTCAAACAGAGAAAGTATCTCTTCTTGAAAAGAACGATACTTCAGTAACCGTGGACACTTGGGTAGATGATTTTAAAGAACTGTTTGCAAATTTTGATTTGGCTTTAAGAAGGTATGTAGATAACACAGGTTTAAAAAATTTTTATAGTTCTTTTAAAATTGTTCCCCTGAAAATACAACTAACTCTTCCAGGACAAGGTTATCATACTTGGCATATAGAACATGGAGAACCTAGAGATCATGCAAACCGAGTAATAGTTTATACAATATATTTAAATGATGTTGATGAAGGTGGGGAAACTGAATTTTTACATCAATCAGTAAGAGTAAAACCAAAAAGTGGTAGAATTGTTTTTTGGCCTGCTGGTTACCCTTATGTGCACAGAGGTAACCCTCCTCTTGAAGGAGAAAAATATATTATGACAGGTTGGTTAAATTGTTAAGAGGAAGAATAAGAGGTAGGTCTTGGACCTTTTCTAGCAATTTGATCCGCTTCACTTTCTGTAGATTCTAACACAGCATCTGTTCCTTCACCTGACCAGACTTCTATGACATCATCATCCCACTGTTTTTGTAAAGATGCTAAATGCAAAGAGTCCCATTTAGTGGTAAAGTCTAAAATATCACCTAAGTTTGCATCTTCCCAAGTGGAGTGAGGGGTTTCGTCTCTATATTCTACCGTGTCAGTTGGATTAGCTGTTCCATATTGAACAGCCCAAATGTTTGAAAATTTAGATTGACTCCAAAAAGAATCGTCAGATATATTATATGGAATGCCTTCTGAAGCACCTTCATCATAATTTTTAATTATTTTTTTATCTTCAAATATTATTGTCCATTTTGCGCTTGTCGCCATAATTTCTCCTATGTCTTAATAATATAAATTATTGTTAAATAAGGTTGAAGAACTGATGTTGCATCACCACTAAAAGTTGCACTCATATTATGAGAGTGACCAGTACCAGAACCTGTACTACCAGTCCCTGATGGACTAAAAAATGCTTTAGATCCAGGAAAAGATTGGTTAAAGTAAGTACCGCCAGTTGATCCACCTCCAGGGTGACTGTGTGATGCAAGTTGTGCAGTTGACAAAGTTGCATTGGCAGTCGTTCCACCTACATTACCTGTAGAAGTAACAGTGTTTGCTCCGCCAGTTGATGCTAAAGCTTTAGTTCCAGATTTACCCATTGCGACGTTGTCTTGTAAATCAGGTACGTTAAAAGTTGATGCACCATCTCCAGATCCGTAAGTTGTACTTACAATTGCAAATAATGCAGAGTAAGTTGATCTTGAAACTGCTTGACCATTACACTCTAAAAAACCTGTTGGCACTGAAGAAGAAGACCACGGCACAATAGTTGCTGTAGGAATTCCCTCGATACCAGTAAGATTTGCTCCATCGAAATCGTATTTTGTTGCTTCGTAATTTGACATATTATTTCTCCGTGTAAGTCCATCCTGTTGTAGCGTCTCCAGAAAAAACTAATGAAAAAGCTGCACCTTGCGTATTAACTACAAGATCAGATGCTGCATTAGCTATATTAGAAGAATTTCTACCAACAGTCAATGCGTTAGAATTAAAGTCATAACCTTGGTCAACAAAAGAAACCTCGTCACCTGTTGCCGGTGATGCAGGTAGCGTAATTGTTACTCCTCCACCACTTGTATTTACCAAAAGTTTAGCTCCAGCTTGAACTGTTTCTGCTGCTGAAACCGCTCTCCATTTTCTGTATTCATTTGCTTTTACAACATTAGTTCCGTCAGAATATAAAGTGTAACAGTTGCCTTCACATAAAAGAACACCTGTACCTGAAGATGTTTTAAAAGTTAAAGTATTATTTGCGTGATCACATCCATCAATTACTGTGTATACTTTTTCTATTGAGTCTGGAATAGTGACATTTAAATTAGAAGCTAATGTGCCTGTTAATTTTATAACTTCATTTTTACCATTAGATAAAGCCCCATTTGTAAAAGTCAGAGCTCTATTAGCATTAGTTACGTTAAAAGTATCATAACCACCAATTGCCTGTTCTAAAATTAATAAGTTTGTATTTGTGATTTGTCCCCAAGTTCCCGAATTTTCACCGGTCGCTTGTACTGTAAGTTTTAAACTTGCTGATGTTGAATTCGCCATATTAAATTCCTTATACCGTTTATTTTATAAAAATAAAGAGTTAGTGTCAAACTCTTTATGCAACGACTTCCCTCCAGCCAGGAGGATCTATTGGTGCGTTTCCTGTAGGAACTTCATTCCAAATTAAAGCATTAGCATTATTTAGATTCATAGTCAACCCAAGACCAGTAAATGTTGCTGTAACGTCCGTAAATGCGGTTACTCCGGCTACTTGACTATTTAAAGAAACTCCAGTGGTAGGAACAAGAGTTCTTAAATCTATGGTCGCGGTACCTAAACTCGCAGTTAAACCGAATCCTGTTGGAGAGGTAATTACATCTCCTTGATGTCCTAATTGACCTAATGATAAAATACCAGCATTTCCTTGGATCATCGCATCTGGCGCGGGATCCACTTGGCCCAAAGTCGCCTGAGCTACATTTAGTGTGTTAAGAGTTAAACTCGCATCTCCTGTTACAGATTGTGGTGCAGCTATGTTAGCTGTCATTCCAAAACCAGTTATAGTCGGTTGAATAGAACTTCCTGGTTCACCCCAGTCATTATCTCCCCATGCAAGTCTTCCCCAACCTTGTTCATTAAACGCTTCTACAGAACCAAGTCCCATAGTAGCACCAATACCTGTTAACATTGCATCAGGACCAGCATCTGCTGTACCTAAAGAATTTGTAAGTGCAAAACCTGTTAAATCAACTTCTGCTAAACCTGTAGCAGTTACGCTATTTAAAGTATTTGTAAGTGGTAGACCTGTGGGAATTACAGTTACATCCCCCTGCATTCCTAAAGTACCTAAATTTCCTGTTAAAGCATTTCCGGTTGCGATAAGGGTGCCTGCAATACCCCAAGCTTGTTTTCCCCATTCTACTCTGCCCCAACCATTATTAATTTCTGTGTCCACAGTTGCACTTCCGACATTTGCGGAAAGAGCTTGACCTGTAATTTGAATAGTAGGATCAGTTTGATCTCCCCATTGATTAATGCTCCATGTACCGACGTTCCAAGTTTTTCCTGTGGCCACATCCATTAACCCACCCATTCCTATTCCGTGAATGTAGCATAGATAATAAAAATCTGGAGCGCTGACATCTATTTCAACGTATCGAGTTGTTGCGGCGTTAAAGGTGCCGACGTTTAAATAATTAGAAGAACTTGTGGGAGAATCAAGGTAATAAGTTACTCCACTAGAAATAATTCCAGAGGTGCTGGTATTTGTAGAAAAAATTAAAGGGTGATTGTCATTAGAAGCATCACTTTGATCAAACCGTAAAGTAGATCCACCAGCCCAGACAATGTTTCCTGGTCCTGTAGAACTTCTTGCGCCATCTACATAAAAAACATTTCCGGTGCTACCACCGCCGCCATAAAGACTTCCAGTTGCAACGGTAACCGTATAAGTGAAATCCGCCATAGGAGTTTACCTCCTATTTAACCAGAGATTCTTAAAATCGCTGCTGTTGATGTCGGTGCTGGAAACTGGACTGTAAACGTACCTGAAGTTGCTGTTTTATCTCCTCCAAAATCTAAAACACAAACTGCAGAGTTAGTAGTAGCAGATGATGTGTTGTAAATTAAAGCTCCTCTTGCAGTCAAAGTTACGTTTTGAAATGACAGATCAGCGAAATCGGCTCTTGCAACACCAGCTGTAATAGAAGTTGGGTTGTTTACAAGTGCTCCACCACCAGAACTGTAATTAGATGATGAAACTTCATTGGAAGTTGTGAATGAAGTTGTTGCTGAGTTTAGAGTAGCTGAAGAAGTATAAAGAGCTAACTTATATTTATCACCACCAGATTGTGAAAAGTTAGAATCACCCTCTAATAATAATTTTTTAAAGTTGTTTGCAATCGCTTGTGTTATAGCCATAGTTTTCTCCTTACTGTTTTCCTATTCGAGGAACACCTGCTTGGTATTCATCTCGTCTTCGTCTTCCCATTTGTTCTATTGAGAATCCTTTGACAGCCTCAATGTATTTCTTATCATAAAGCTGGAGCATGTCAACGGGTCCTTTTAAAAATCCGTAAGCCTCTACTAGGCATGCATACAATAAGCCGTTGGGAAATTCTGTACTTAAGTATGTAGTGGTAACTGTACTCGATAATCCAGCTGGTTTCAAGATATAATTTAACTGAATGATATAAGTTTGATCTGGAGTCGGAGCTACCACTATCCGAGTCTCGTCCCAGTTACTATAATATTTAGGCACCCCTTGAGCTGCGGTCGGGTTAAATTCTGACATAAAACTAGTGTCTCGAAACTGTAAAAAATCTCTATTTTGATCAGTAGATGGTAGAGCTGTATCCACAATTTGAGCAGACCTAATTACCAATAGATCTGTAGGAGTGTCTATAAATCTAGTGCCAGCTATCAAATTAGCTGAAACATATCTTCTGTTATTATCGGAATCTACTTCTCTTAAAATTCTAAATTCTGCATCTTCAATAAAACCATTTAAAATAGTATCTGTAAAAACATTAGCGTCAACCTCTGTATAGTTTTTAATTTTTGTTTTTAGTTCATCGTATGTCATGATATATTAATTGTTACACTCCCTATTTGCATTAACGCTTGTCTCGCATTATTGACTGTATTTGGATTTGCAGGTGTCATGCTATTATCAGTAATGGTTTGAAATCCAAAATCTCCAGGCAAAGTTAAATTGGCAATAATTCCTCCGCCTCCTCCGGTCAATAAATTAAATTGTTGTGGTCTTGGATGCGGAAGTCCTTGCGGATCTGCTGAATAAGGTGTTGGTTCTAATTGTGGTTGTTTGGGTTCATACTCTGACGTGTGAACTCTTGCACCATTCCATTCTCTAACCATTTCACGATATGGAAAAGCTAAACCCGATCGGTCTGAAATAAATAATGCGTATTTTCCTTTTGATAAATTTCCCATAATTATATACTCGGATAGTAAGTTCGAGGAGCAATGTATACACTTGATGAAGAACCATCTTCTTCTAAAGCTCTTGCTAATTCATCCTCATAAATTAATTTTAATTCTTGTATTCTTGGTGCTGCATATTTCATAGATAGATAATATGTTAATCCTGCAACCATGCAAGGCACAAATCTATACGGAACATCAGTAGCGTTCGTATAAGCACCAGCATCTTGTATTCTTTTTTCATAATAAAAATTTATAGCATTTCCATTTTCTGTAGAACCAGGTGTTAAATATAAAGTAATTAAAATGTGGTCTACAAATCTTTGAACAAAATATTGTGAAGGCTGACCTGTAGAAGATTTATTAGATAAAGCTTGAAACTGAGATCTATTAATTTTTTCTAAAGGAGAATCTACATTAGAAGAATTTCTGTAAGACATTTCTAAAATTTCTGTAGCTTGATTTACAAAATTTGTAACCGCAGCTCCGTCTGAATGAGTGGCTGCAGTTGTTCCATTTACCCCTCTGGTTACTCCAGTGAGCTCTAAAGAATTAAATCCAGTATAAGATATATTTTCTGATCCAACATTTATGGTTCCTACGTCAGGCATACGATCTTTAGACGCAATAGTAATTCCAGTAGTGGCGGTGGTAGAAGCTATTGCAGCTGTAAGCGTTGTTGTAACTCCATTTGAATTACCATCGGCTGTAGATCTAAAAATTTTATATTCATTTTGACCATCAACTAAAGTTATATTAGTTTTAGCTACTTCCCAAAAATGAAGACCTCTATTACCCCATTCTTGAAATAAAATATTTAAAGAACGTCTAGCAGTTTTTAAATTATAACCGCTCATGTCAAATTGACCGAGTCTGTTATAAGACTCTTCAATTATCTCATCAATCGAAAACGTTTTATCAAACGTCGTAGTGCCAGAAGTAGTGTTGGCCATTTAAACTCCTAGTTATAAAACACAGAACAAACTGTTACATGTTCAGTTGTAAAAGCTACACATAAATCTGTTTCAAATAAAATAGGACCAGGGAAATTTATTACAATAGGGCTTCCGCCAGATGTAACTCCACTAGTTTTATATTTAAATTTTACCGTGCCAGAAGCTCCTCCATCTCTTAAATGAAAGTCACCTGAAGCGGCGGTAGTATTTAATACAACACCCATAGCTCTTGTTCTTCCTGATTTTACAATTTTATTTTCTGTGGTCACATTTGTATTAAATATGTCTCCACTATTGCCGTTTGTAATCATATTCTTCTCCGTTAAAATTGATGAGGGCCCGAAGGCCCTCAATAATTATTTATTAGATATTACCAATAAGTTCAGCTGCATTTCTGTTAGCTGTACAAGTGATATAGTCTAATGAAGTTACTCTTTGTCCTGATGCAGATGCAGTTACAGAGGCTGCAAACATTTGCATATCATCAGTGTTGATGTTTGACGTAACAGTAGCTGCTAAAACTCTGTTTACAAAAAACTCAACTTTACCTGCTCTATCACATCTAAATCCTACAGTGTCATACGCATCGTCTGTAATAGTGTATGCAGTGTATTGAACTTGATTTGTTCCAGAAGCATTTTTTGTTACAAATCTGTAAAACTGTTCACCGTTGTTAGACTCAATAGAGATTCTGTTTGCAGATCTCCATCCAGAACTTCCAGTAAAAGTTTCAACTAATCCAGTACCGTAGTCAGTAGCATTAGCGTCATTATTTTTAATTCTCGCTTCATACCAAATAACTGTTCCTGGGTTAGTGATTGCTCCTGTGCTATCTCTAGTTTCAGCTACAGCCTGAAAAGTATTTTGAGTTTTAACAAGAGCTAAACCATTATTGTCTGTTGTGTTTGCAGACGTTAAAGTTACTGCTCCGTTTACCTCATTAGATATTCCTGCTGAAGCTCCACCATCTGCAATAGATGTTGACCATTGTGATGAAGGCAAAGTGTTATAAATAAAATCATCTTTATAACATGTGAAGTTAGGATTGTTGTCTACTGGTAAATCCTTAAACCATTTAGTGTTTTTAGCTAATCCAGCAAACATTACCGGATTTCTAAAGTGTGTTCCTGCCATAATTTTCTCCTTTTCCTAGTTAATGATATATAGTCTCTAGGCCGTCGACTATACGCGTCTATATATCGATAAATAATTGTATAGTAATTAGTTTATATAGTAGTTTTAAGTAGAGCGCAAGAGGGCCTGCAATGCGGATTGGTTTTTCCAACGATGTAGCTTTTTGTTTAAGTTGCTACAGAAACTTGTGGAGCTGCTTCCTCAATTTTATTCTGCATATGCTCTTTTTTAGCCTCTGCAGTTTTTATATGGGTAAGAACTTCTTTGACTTGTCGGTCAATCTTAACCATATTAAGGGTATATCTACCCTCCTTGAGATGTTCCTGCTCCCACTGAAGATCCAGACCTCTTTTCTTCTTGTAAAGGTCTTGTAGATGTTGCATCATCTCCTCCATTAATAACCTCCTCATAGGTTATTCGTTTTGTCTTGGGGTTCATCATTTCTCCAAGATAGTCCCATTTTATATCTTTTTTTCCTAGTTTGTCAACTATGGCATTTTCTATATCTAATGGACCATCCAAAGACGTTATAACAAAATCAGCATAATACTGATATGCATAAATCTGTACTCTGAATTGTTTTGGGTGCATTTTTTCTTTCTATTTTTTAATTGAGGCCGAACTATGTCCGGCCTCAAAAATTAGTTACTACGCACCTGGTGATGCAAAGATTCCTCTATAGTCAGATACACCAAATTGGTATCTTTCTCTAGCTTTGAATCTAAGGTTACCAGTATCGAAGTCACCTTCCATCGCTGTTTTGATTGGAGTTCTAATGAAATGTTTCATTCCATTTGGAACATCCGTAATGATGTAAAACGCATTTGGATCAGTTAAGAAATTGTTCACTCTGTAACCTTGAGGAACCATTCCCATTGATCTGATAGCGTTGATATCATTATCAGCCGTTTGGACTCTGCCTTCAGATTTCATCAATCTTTCAGCTTGGAATTGTAGCGCAGAAGGAACAATCATTTTTACTCCTTTGGCTGCAATTTTTAAACCTCTTTCATCAGTAAACGCTGCAATGTCAATTAATGACTGCTCTAATGAAGTCTCGTTTAAGTCCGCTGCAGTAGCTAAAGTGTTTGACACTGTACCAGCAATTGTCGGGTGAGCTGTGTTAAACAGCGTAGTGTTATCACCTGAATTGAAAGTTGTGAAACCGTTTATCAACGGAGCCACTGATTTCACTTGCTTAGTGTTAGCCATACTTCTAGCTAATGCTTTTGTGTATCTGCTTGACAGTCTGTCATACAGGTTATCTTCTACCGCTTCCTCAGTAATCGCGAAAGCAAGAGCCACAGTTTCCATAGTGTATCTTGCAGTGAAAGTTTCTTGAGCGTTATCAAAAACTACTCCTGAACCTTCTGGTTTTACTTGAGCGTTAGCGAATCCAGATAACATAACTTCCTCTTCGAAAGCTCTGTCTGAAGTTTCTGTCGCGTAGATCTCAGCGTGTTGGTTTTCGTATCTTTTGTATTCCAGGCCGAACAGGGCGTTCAATCCTGGCTCTAGTTCTTTAACTAGTTGTCCTCTTGATATAGCCATAATTTAATCTCCTATTCTGCTATTATACTCCAGCTGTTTGTTTCAAGAAGTGCTCATTGATAGTAACAACAAAGTTTACGTGCGAAGCACCTAAATCATTATTATCTATATCTTTTGAAACACCTATTACTTTTAACTGACCACTAGTTGTCGACGTAGTCGAGTCATCTAGTTGTACAGCTGAAACATAGTTAGCTGAATCGCCTGCAGTGTAATTAATGTCATAATTCATAAAGACATCAGTTTGTGCTGAAGCGAGTGTGTTGTCTGATTGTACTTCAAATCTTTCATACGGATCTGAAGACACAAAGCCTACGATATCTGTTGCAGTGTTACCTGCTTTTAGATTATTCGCAAACGTTGGTTTTTGTGTGTCGGTTGCTGTGAAAAAAACACCGTTTAGCGTTCCTAATAGTACATCACCCGCTGCTGCTACTCCAATAGTTCCAGTTGCTAATGCTTTTACTGGATCTTGGAAGTAAGTAGCGCCTGCAGATGCTGCAATACTAAATTCTGCTAAACCTTGGTTGTCATCATTTTGACCAACTTTTCCGATCGCTCTTAGACCGAAAGGGCTGTTTTGATTTGCCATAGTTTATCTCCATTTGTTAATTTAAATGATGAACTAGAAATTGTTAAAAAACTATTTCTTGGTACCACCAAAAGTTACACGAGTATTTCTATCAATATTGATAGGCATACTTGGATGCTCTTCCTTCATGAGATCGTTATCAAAAGCTTCCTCTTGATCTCGCGCCTGTCTTGCGTAATATTCGGCGTATTGTTTCGCGATCTCTTCGGGTACTCTAGCGAGCACTAGGCCACCTTGACCGATCACTCCCTTGTATTTACCGTCCTGTACAACTGCATAATCTACTTCGTTATATTCATCGGCTCTTACTAATTCGTACCCAGATCTTATACGACCTTGTACGTTTTTAGAATCGTCGAATCCCATAGACTCAGCTCTTAGCCATCTATGTACATATCCTGCCGGTGCAGGGGGTGCATCTAATAAAGATGGTGGAGACCAGACTTTTGGTCGAGATGTTTTTTCTCTAGTCTGACTCGCACGTGAAGTTTTTTTATCGTCTTTTTCCATGCTATACTCCTTCCGTGATTTTTAATTGTTCCGCATAGTCTTTAAGTGGCACACCTAATTTATTAGCAATTGCTACCTGTGAAGGCGTGAGTTTCACAATTTTGCGACCCGATGTTTTACTACTACGCGTTGCGGATGCAACAGTTTGAGTAGGTTTGGCCGTTTCCGTAGAAGCAGTTGTATCAAACTTGTGGGGAAATTCAAGTCTAATTCTTCGGTCTATTTCTTTATAATAGTCATCCGGTTCAGAATTAGGATCATATCCTTCAATTTCTGTCAATTGTCTGTGTATTACTTTTGCTCCTTCAGTCATGACTGGATCTTTATTAAACCATGCATTGGTTCTAGCCCAATCTTGAGCTCTTGGATCCACTCTTCTTGGAACTTCCACTTGTTCTTGAGGTTGGTTTTGTACTAATGTTTGAGGTTGAGATTCAGCTTGTTGTGATTTTAAATCTGCAAGTCTAGCCTCTTCATAACCTAATCTAGAAATTTCAGCTGTTGCAGCGACTTCGCCTTTCATGTCACCGTCTTCTCTAGCCTTAGCTAACTTAGCTACGGCAGCTTCCATTCCAGATTTAATTCTACTTTCTTTTTCAGATACAAATCCTGTATCTAATTTTGCAAGTTTTGTACTTAACTTTTCTTTCTCTGCTAAAACACTTTTTGCATAAATAGTTGCAGCTTCTTCACGTCTTTCTGCTTCACGCATTTTTTTAGTTAGTTTAGCAATTCTTCTTTTTACTCCATCAGAGTATTCTTCTAATTCTTTCTTTTGGTCTTTACTTTCTGTTTTTTCATTTTGAACATCAGTTGGCTCATCAGATTTCGCATTTGCGTCATCGGCGCTACCACCGTCTTCAAGTTTTGTTTCACGTTCGTTTTCATACGATATATCCGTTCCATGTTCTTTTTTCTTTTCGTAAGTTTGTTTGTCGTCTTGTACAACTACACCTTCAACAAGAGTTTCTTTATTCTCGTCTAACTCTATTTCCGCACCTGGACCAGATGTATCGATGTCAACGGGTTTGTCTACGTTTTGCATAGCATCCTCCTATGTTAATATTGATGAAGAATATCTTCGGGTTTATCGATGGTTGCTAAAACTTCATCATCATTTAGCAATCTTACTTCCCCGCCATCGATCTGAATTCTAGATCCAGCATATCTAGCAAAAATTACCCAATCACCTTTTTTACACCAAGGCCCTTCAGGAAATTTTTCTTTGTCATAACAATGTGGTCCCATCTCTAAAACTAAACCACATGTAGATGCAACTTGTTGTCTTTCTAAAGTGTCCGCTCCTAGATAAAGACCACCTTTAGTTTTCTCCGGCATCTTAAAAGGTAAAACTAAAAGTCTCCACCCTGTAGGTTGAGGTAATTTTTCTGACTCTTTTGATTTTAAACGTTCGTAACCATCAACTTCTTTTTGATGTTCATCTTCGTTTTGTTTTTTGTACTTTTCTGCCAAAGCGTTTTTATGCTTTGGGACTTCTTTCGTCTCTGATATCGACGACTTTTCCGTTTCCATCTTTAGCTCCTTTGTTTAGCAGGTTGGATATTTCCCCTGAAATAGTTTGGTAAGCGTGCGCTTGTCCTAACATATACTTATATTTTTCCATATTGTCAACGCCTCCAGCAATCATGGCGTCTCCTATCCTTTGATAAGATTCTTTTAAATTTTTTTGTATTTTAGTTATTAAAGTTAACTCATCCATTTTTTTTACCTTTCCTAATAGACTCTTTACCTTTTTTAAATATTGCAGCGACTTTGTTTTTACCCATAACTTTGGCGCGCTGTTCACCAACAGTTAAAATTTGTATTTTTCTAGCAAATGGTTTTGAAATTTTTTTTACTTTAGCTACAGTTTTTCTAGCATCCGTAGGTGTTGCAAATTTTATACCCACAGTATCTTTAGGATTTTCGTCGGTATATAATCTTCTGCCAGAACCTTTAGGCTTTTTTCCGGTTCCTTTTTTTGGATCCGCCATGTAATACTCCTTTCAAAGTCTTCGCTTGTGCAGCATGTGTTTTAGACGCTTTCTGCAAACCTTTCATTACTTTTTTTATTTTTAATTTAGCTTTTTTCATTTAACATTTCCATCTTCTACGAGCTTGTCTTAGTCTTGAATTAGGGTCTCTTGCAGCTTTAGGAAATTTTTTCATTTGTCCTGCACTTCTTGCGCAGTAAGACTTTCGTCTTTTAGCGGCAGCGGACCCTTTTTTAACTTTACCAGTTACAGCTGTTTTTAATTTAGAACCAGGGTTTGCTGCTCTATAAGCTTTTACTCCGGCTTGAGTCATACCCGCACCTTTTTCAGTTGGTCTAAAATTTTTTTTATTTCTTTTAGGCATTACGTCACCACCTCTTTTAAAACCTTTAAGCATGCTTCCGTAATACTTTTTATAACTCTGATTAGTTCCTGGACCACCCATTATGTAACTGCCATCATATTTTGTGTTTGGCATTTTCATATTATCCCTCCAATGAATGCTCTTTTTCTTTTCTTAAATGTTGCAACGTTAGTTGGTTTAGGTCCTGTGTTACCCGCAGCTCTTTTTCTGCTGACAGCACTCGCCCTTTGCGAGTCGCTCATCCGTGTGGCTTTTGCAAGTGGGACGCACTTCGGGTACTTTCGTTTCGCATCTGCTTTTTGTTTTGAACGGCCACATTTTGAAAATGAACCATCCTTTTTCTTGGAACCAATATCTACCCATTTTTGATCGAACCATGTTTTTAAACCAGCCATCTTATGTATACATTTTTGTTTCTTTTGCTCGGTTGGACATAATCGCTCCACAACCTCTAGCAACAGATCCTTTTTTTAAACCTTGTCTTCTAAGTCTTGCAGTTGCCTCGGCAACTCCACCGCCTGCTTTGTAAATTCTACCACCTTTTGCTTTATTAGGTTTAGGTCCTCTAAAATCTTTTCTTTTAACTCCAGAAGGATCTTTAATTTTACCTGCACAAATTTTAGAAGCGTATGCATTTGCATATGCTGACGGATAAACTTTAAATTTTCTCTTCGCTGCCGATTTACCTCTAGGACAAAGTTTAGTCATTATTTTTTTCTCACTGTTTGTTTTGCTCTTTTAAAGTTAGCTGCTGTCGGTGCACCCTTTGCACCTTTCTTACGCATTTTACCTCCACGCTTTCTTTTAGCGTGGATGTTGGCATATAAACCAGGACCAGCCATTACTTAGCTCTTCCACCTTTTTTCATATAGCCCATTTTGTTTCTAACTTTTGTAGGTAATTTTTTTAAACCTTTTTGAGATGGCTTAACTGGTTTTAAAGCGCCGCCTTTATTTTTTAATTCTCTGACGATTCTTTTCTTTTCATCTTTAAGATTTCTTTTACCTTTTTTAGTAAACCCTTTTTCAGCGTCAACTCTACCGAGCTCCTCTAGTCTATTCATTCTTCTAGTGTTCATGACCTACCTATTTATTTTACCAGATTTTTTAGCTTTAGATCCAAACTTACCATAAGAATCATCTCTTGAAGCTTTTAATTGCTTCTTAGTTCTTTTCTTTTTAATTCTCATAGCAATAGACTCATCTTTTCTAGCTTTGTAACCTTGTTTTTTCTTACCGACTTTACCACCTTTTTTCATCATTGCTCCACCTCTCATACCCATGTCAGGTGTGTAATATCCAGATGCTTCGTCTTTTCTTGCAGTGCCAGAAATCATATTCCCACCACCTTTTTTCTTTGCTCTTCCACCTGCCATCATAGCAGCTCTAGAATTAGCAACTTGTTTATTAAATCTTCTGTTTGGCATTATTTTTTTCCTCCGTTTTTAAAGATTTGTGTTCCCTTTATTCCAAAAATACTTCCGACGACGAGGATCCAAAGGGTACTGAACCAGGTCGGCAGCGCCGCAAAATGCTCGAAGAAAGTTTTTACTTTATCGAGAGCGCCCGGATCGTCCGAGAAGACCCCCCAAGCGAGCACAATTATGGGCGCGCTTAGTATGACAAGAACGAACTCGTCCTTGTAGTCATTCTGACGTGCCTCTAACAACTTACCCTGGTAAGCTTCCTCACCTCGAGCTTGTCGTTCAGCGTGCAATAGCTGTGCATCGGACATTGCGACTTTTGCCCTTTGCTTGTTAGCATAAATTTTACTACCCGCAGAGACAGCTAATTTGATTGCTGATAACCACATACTAGTACCAAGTTGCTTTTTTACTTTTAGACTTCAGCATTCTTCTAGTTCCTCTAACTTCTACTTCTTCTCCAACACCAATTTTGTTGTAGACTCTGTCTTGGTTAGTAAGAATTTCAGATCTAGGATCAATTGCAGTTTTTACTTCTGGTGTAGGAATTTCTTGCCCACCAGTTGCGTTAGCCATTACAACTTCTCCTTTTCTGCCTACTGACATTTTATCTTTTAAAGCCATATTTTCTCCTTCAAGTTATTATATTTATTTTTTTCTAAAATTTCTACCAAAATCGTGAATCTTACTTTGGTTAGCCATTTCTTGTTTTGCAAGAGACGTAGCCGCTCTCAATTCTGCAAGTTCTTCGTTCTGTTCGAGCTTCTCATCCTTGTTTTGTTGGTTCATCATTGCTTTCATTCGGTCAAGATTAATTTTTTCTTGCGCTTGTTCCGCTTTTACAAAGTCATCTTTAGCTCTGATGTCCAATTCTCTTGCTTTTAACTTAGCGATCGGGTCATTTCCGTACTCGCCCATCAATTCTTGCTCTTCTTTTGCATAATCTTCAAACATTTCTGCAATTAACACTGCTTTTCTAGACTCAATCTGCATATTTAACGCCATCATCTGTTGTTGAAGCTGCGGATCTTGTGCTAAAGCAGGATTTGCTTGCATCTGTTGTTGCATTTGCTGCATTTGAAGAATTTGATCTTTAAATTCTACCTCAACTTGCTCTAATGCCATCAAAGAAATGTGTTCAAAAATATTTTTTTGCATAGAAGCTGTTACCATTGGATTATTTCTAGCCATTGATGACGTCATAAAGTTTAAATGAGCAGTAATGTGAGCTCTATGGTCTTGTCCTTTAAAAGCTTGGAAAGGTTTTCCTGCTAAAGCTTGAATTGCTTCAACACTTGGGTCCATTGGAACTGGTCTTGCTACAGGTTTTAAAATCATGTCAATATTTTTTACACCGAGAGCTTCGTACATTGCACGATACGCATTATACATGTTGTGCATTGCAGGATTAGATTGTGCTAACTGTAATTCTGCTTGAGCAATTGATATTCTTTGTGTCTGAGAAAATATATTTGGATCGGCGATCGGTAAAATATCTATCTTGTCGTCAAAGTCTTGCTTCTTAATCATCCTTTGACCACCAACAACATCGTAAGGATATTGTTCTGGTAAATATAATTTAAATACTCGAGCAAGCATTTTAAACTCATTCTTAAGACTCACATAAATTCTTTTGTGAATCGCAGACATTGTTCTGCTTCCTCGCTCCAACAAAGCCACTGTCGTCCCCACTGCTGCTTGTTGGTTCCCATCTCCTACTTGAAGGTCAGCTGTGGACGCGAAACGCTGTCCGGCTGATACAACGACACCCATAAGCTGTAATAAAGTTTGTGATGGTTCCTTAAACGGTAGGGCCATAAAAGCATCTTTTATATTTCCACCTGGAGCATCAACATCTCTAAACTCACCTGGAGTTATGGATTGCGCGTCATCTCTAATTCTGATGCCGCGCATCTTGAATCCTGCTGGTAGATTGGAGAGAGTACCAGCGTCTAGTAGTGATCTTAAAGCTGCTGTTGCAGTTCTTGATAGACCACCAATCATGTGAATTAATCCAAAACCATAAAAACCTAAACCGGGTAAAAATTTAAAATGTACGAAGTAAGAAATCTTTTTTCTTAAAGGATCTCCTATTTCATAATTTCTTCTAATGGATAATATTTCACGTGATGCTTCTTCGATTGTTACAATGTATGGAAGTTTAACTCCTGTAGGTTGACCTTGTTGATCTCTATCTTCAAAACCTTCTAAATCTAAATCAACATGGAATTCTAAAATATTATAAATGTCTTCGTCTTTTGTTTTTGTAATTCCTTCTAGCTCTCTTTCTTTTCTCTCTAGATCAGACTCTGTTTCTCCAGGTTGACCAATTTCTACATCTCTATAAAAACCAGATACCATTTGTTTTGTTAAATCATTTTCTTTAGTCTTAACTAAATGAACAACGGCTGTTGCATCTTCTAAAGATGTTGCACTATAAGGGACTACTAAATCTTCTGCAGGTACAAATTTTGAAACTGCTCTACCTAATAATTCATCATAGTAAACTTTTTTAAATGCAGATCCTGCAAGTGGTAAATAAAATAATAACTGATCAAACTCAGGTTCGTATTCCTTCATCTGATCCATCAACTGGTAATTCATAAAATCTTTTACTCTAGTTGATTGCATTTCTTTTTCAGGAGAAGGGGCTCCTATGATCTGAGTTCTTACTGGTCCGTCGGCCGGGAGTAATTCTTTGTAGGCCTGTGCTTGAAATTGTGTAACCGCTTCTGCAAGAACTGGGTGTGTAGCTCCTGCTGCACCAGAAAAAGGTTCTGTTCTATCTTCGTATTTAAATCCTAATAAATCTAAACCTGTAATGTAAGTTCGTTCCCATTCTTTACGGGACTCCTTGTAGTCCATATAGTTTTGATTTAACTCTGAACCTAAAGGACCTAATATATCGTCTGGTAATAATTCTGCTAAATTGTCAAAGTGGTTTTCACTTTGTGCTTGATTAAATGCTCCAGGTTCAAAATTAATCTCCACACCGCCATCTTCGGTTGGGGTAATTTCTGTTTCTCCTGCGTTAGGTAAACTTTCAACAATATTTTCTTGAAGCTCGACTTGTTCCTCGGGCCCATCTATCTCTACCGATTTTGTTACTTCGGTTAACGATTTATCTATTTCTGCCATTTATTTTCTCCAATTGATTAGGTTTATCCTCTTTTGATTCATTAATCAAGCCTCGTGGATCAGGGCCACTTAAAGGTGGTATCTGGTCTCGTTTAACATGTTTCATGTTTTTGACCAATGTTGGATTTTTCTTATATTTACTAGGATGTTTGAATACAAATGTCATTACCAATAAAACTTCTTTTTACGTTTGGGACCAGGTTCATCTTGATAGTCTTCTGGGTGTCTTACTAAACCACCTTGTCTGTATCTTAACAGAGCTTGAGTCGTGGAGTCAACTAAATCATCATGGTCGCCATATGGAAACGCAGCACACTCTTCAACTAACTCTTGGGCAAACTCTTCTTTCAAAGGTGCCCACACTTGTCCGGCTTCGAACATAGGAGAGACTGCATTAACTCTTGCAATTTTATCTTGACCTTTTGATGGTGTAAAATTCATAGCAGGAATTCCCATCTGTCGTAATTCGTACATCAACGGAAGTCCTGATGCTTTTGCTTCTATGATAACTGTTTCAGGATTCCAATATTTATATTGTTCTAATGCAACACGACGAAGTTCTGGAAACTCTAACCTATCTTTAAACGAATCTAATAATATTAAATTAGGTCCGCTGTCCTCGTTCGGACGAAAAATTCCCCATGTTGTAATAGCAGAATAATCGGCAGTCTCTTTTTTAAGATATGCTGTATCGTAACTTTGAATAATGTGATCGATAACTGGTAAATGATCGTGTTCCCAATCTTTCCACCACTCTCTTTTGATTAGAGCTCCTTCTTCTGATGTTGGGTTCTGCATGTACTGCGCGTTCCATTTTGCAACACCTGTTGCCGCCTTAACAGATTCGAGGTCCTCGAGCTTCCAATATTCTGGCCAGACTGGTTTACCATTAGGTAAGACCGCAGGAAACTCAATCACGTCCCACTGATCACCGTTCTCGTTCGACTGTGCGTTTAATAATTTTTGTGTAAGATCTTTTGTTGACCAACGTGTCATAACCAAAACAATTCTTCCTCCTGGTTGAAGCCTTTGCCTCGGTCCACTAGTATACCACTCGTATGCTTTATCGAATGCATTTGGTGAGCTCACATCTTGCTCTGAATGTGGATCATCTATAATTAATAAGTCTGCACCTCTACCGGTTACCGCACCTTGGACACCGACTGCAAAATACTCACCGCCATCAGAAGTATTCCAACGTCCTGCAGCTTTACTATCTTCTTGGAGTCTTGTTTTAAAAACATTTTGATATTCACTAGAATCAATTAGATGTTTTGTTTTTCTTCCAAAGTTTATTGCAAGCTCGGCTGTGTGAGTTGCTTGAATAATTTTTAATTTTGGATTCTGCCCGATCATCCAAGCAGGTAAAAAGAATGATGCAAATTCTGATTTGGTATGCCTGGGTGGCATATTGATAATTAAACGAGTGAGCTCTCCTGTTGCAAGTTTATTAAACTTATCTGCGATAGTCTCATGGTGGGACCCCTCTATAAAATCTGGCCACATCTTTTTTACAAAAGTCAAAAAATTGGTACGAATTTGTTTGAGCTCTTTTCTTTGATGTCTTTGTATGATCTGTATCTTTAGTTTTTTTCTTTCGATAGGATCTTCAATTTTATTTATATCTTGTACTGTTAGCATATAATTCAATATGGGTAGAAAGTATTATATCCGAATGACTGAGTAAATCAAACACTATAGTGTATGTCTGGGACCCCTACTAGCCAAAGGGGGGATCGCAAAAAATGTTTCACGTGAAACATAAAAGTAATTCCTATTGGGACCCCTAGTGGTGGGTCCCGCCCACATGCTCTTCTCTACACAACCCAGAGTGGTATGCAGTTTCTGCATAGGATATTGTAGGATACCCTATGCAAGAACCGCATGGCTTAACGAAACTAATTATTCACGTGTTCCTCCTTTACATGATCTTTCCAACTAACATCTGTATCGATATCTTTTATATCCCATAAGATATCTCGTTCCATGCTTCTCATAACTTGGACCATGAATTGATGTCTAGTTCCAGGTAATTTTATTCCTTGATTTGTTACCTCTATTTTTAAACCTAAATGTTTTTTAAAGTTATAAGCTACATCTTTGTAGTCACAAACTTTAGTACCCTTCTCTTCAAAAACATTTGGGTTATAAAAAACCGGTACTCCACCACAACAAGTATCCATAAACTTTGCTCTAAATAAAAGTTCTGGAATATTTTTTTCTGTGATTTCCGTGATGCCAGCTGACATCATAAACCAACCGATTTGATCAGCTTGTTTTTTTCCAAAGCCACCTGGAAGAAAACCGCCGTCATTGTTAAAGTGCTTTAAACCTTCGTAGTGTATTATTAAAGCCATTTGTATTCCTTTCGTTAAGTTAATTTAAATGTAATATAATTTATAGGATTTTATTTGCAAGAAAATAATTCATTATTTTTAAATTAATTTTAGTGCCTGTGGATAACTTAACCACAACATATTGTTTTTTTATATGGGTGGGTCCCGCCCACATGCTCTTATCTAATTTTTTTTCGGTGGCGCGAGTGTGTTAATCTCGCGCCAAGTTTTAAGTTAGAATAATTTTAATTGTTTATCCTCACTTTCTTTTTTTGCTTCCATGAATGATTTATGTAATTGCTCATTCAAAAACATTTTACGATCTATTTCTCGTAACTTTATTTCTGAATATAAAAACAATCCAAAACCACCAATGATTAAAACCATGCCAGAATATAATAATATTTCCATATTATTTAGTCGGTGGTAAAGCTAATAAAGAACTTGGTATCTGTAATTCAATATTAGCGGTTTTCATTTCCTTACTCAACTCAACTAATGTTGGTTGAATATGGCTTCCAGTATAAAGTATATTCAAACACTTTTTTCTTTTATTTCCAAGTGCATGATATAATTTATGACCTTTCCTGACATGCTTTTCTGCTTCCTCGTAACAAACTTTTTTTATTTTTTTTGTTACATAGTCTATTGGGTTTTCATCTTTAACCTTAATAGAACTCATATCAGTACTCCATTTTCTATATCTTCTTAAACCAGAAAATTTGTCCTCAATTTTTTCAGCTACTTTTCTAGCTTCAACCTCAAGGTCATGCTCTATTCTGGCTTTTTCGTTTTGAAATTTCAGAAGTTTTTTAACTCTCTTATCTAGTTCTGAAATTAATTTATCAAACCCAAGTTCCTTTGCAAAGTGAGGTGATTTCTTATCTGTTATCTCACTAGCTTTAACATGGATTTCACTTTCAATAGATGAAGACGCATTATTAAACTCTTCATGCACAACATCTTTGTAGTGGTCAACGTGGTCTTTTCTTAATGGTTGCATAATGTATTCCTTTCTGTTTTTGTTATTATTACAACTGATTTGTTATAGGAAATTATAGGATAACTGTCAAACAAATAATTTAAAAAAACTAAAAAAAATTTTTTCTTTTTTTAGGGTGGGCCCCGCCCACATGCTCTTCTCTACATTGGAACGATTCTAAATAAGGTGCGACAATATTGTCCTTTACATTATAGGATATTCTGTTATTGTGGATTTGTATTGTTAAGTTGAAGGGCAACTACCTCTGGCAAACACTGAGGTGTTCGGAAGGTTCACCTCGATAAATATGAATCTTCCAAGGGCTAAGATCCTTGCACTGGTTAGGTGATGCAAGGATCCTAGGCCCCGAGGATACCCTAACAATTCCTCGGGGCTGATCCCAGATCCACCGTGGGCGTTCTAGCTAGCGATTAGTCCAACGATGGATCTGGGATCAGAGTTCTGATCGAGCAATGCGCTCAGGCGTGGAACCTGTTGTTAATTCTACCGTTAAAATGTCGAGGAATGGGTAGGTACTCGAGGCAACAGGCTAAGCCTTTTTATTTTTTAGGGTGGGTCCCGCCCACAAGCACTAACCACAAGCTCAAAGGGTGGGTCCCGCCCACATGCACTAACCACTATATGTTGTGTCAATCACTTTTTAGTTGAAAATAAAATTTTTAAACGCTTGACATATTCCTATAATATCCTATATATAAAACAGGCTAGTAAGAGAGGCGGCCAGCTTGTTCTGGTGAATTGAAAGATGTTTTAAACTGACGTTTACTAGCCGCATTAAAAGGAAGGAATATAATAATTATGCTTACAATTAAGGAAATATTAGACGCTTGGAAAAAGTGTTACGGCGAAGAAATTACAAAAGAATATTCGGGTTTCATAATGGAACTAGAAAAAGCGGTAATTAAAAAAAATAAAAAATGAAAGAATTAAACACGGCTCAAGCGTGGGAGATAGTAGGAGGCCTAAGCAAGCCTGGCAAAATGCCTGGATGGTCAATTGGCCTTCCTGCTAAAGAATGCAACACGGGCGGCAAGCTGCAAAAAGTAGAAGGCAGCGTCTGTAGCAATTGTTATGCTCTTAAAGGTTGTTACGTTTTTAAGATCGTACAAGATGCACAATACAGAAGATTGAAGGCCCTTAAACATGAGTTATGGGTCCACGCAATGACGACTTTGATTAATAATAAAAAGCCCGATGTTTTTAGATGGCACGACTCAGGCGATGTACAAAGCCTGGATCATTTAAATAAAATTTTTGAAGTATGTAAACGGACGCCATCAAGGCGCCATTGGATGCCAACCAAAGAAGCTTGGATCAAGGACCACTTACAAAGAGCGCCGAAGAATTTAACAATTAGAATTTCTTCACCAATGGTTGATCAGGGACCAATTAAAAGCTGGCCGAATACTTCCACTGTTGTGACTAAAAAAGCAACATGTCCAGCGCCGCAGCAGGGCGGGCAATGTCTCGACTGTAGAAAATGCTGGAATCCAAAAATTAAAAATATTTCTTATGGTGAACATTAGGAATGGTGTTCGATTGTGGGGTTGTACTACACCTAAAATTGGGAAACCCTCAAGCGGGGGCTGGTTGTATTCCACCAGCCCTCAAGCATAAATAAAAAAATTGGGTGGGTCCCGCCCACAAGCACGCACCATAGTCCACAAGTCGCAAGCACAGGCCGCAGGCCACGGGTGGGTCCCGCCCACAAGCTCTTCTCTCGGGCCGCGACACTTTGTCCGTTGACTTTTGTGTAGGATATTATAGGACGCTAAACTTTTTGTAAAAATTTTAAGCTTGACAACATACCCGTGGCACACGGTTCTGCCTTCCCCTTAATTAGTTCTTCTATAAACCTTCCCTCATAAAGTTTTATGGCTAAAGGACCGAGGGCCTTTAGCATGATGAAACTATTGTTCGGATGAGTCAAATGAAAGCCAATTTGATGTGGAGAAAAAAGAATTTTTTTAGCTTTTTTTAACTTTAATTCGACGGTAAAAAAGTGGCCAGAAGTATTGTAGCCCAGTAGATCAGGAGTCCCATGTGCAGCACTATTTTCCACGCGTGTAAATGATAATTCGCAATTATTTTTAGTGTTGAACGTCTTAATTTCATGCCAGAATTTAGTCTCACCTTTAATCATTTTTTAGGCTAAGTCCGTTACTCTCTGGCTAATCAATTTTTTTTATGACTTCACCCATATTCCACTTAGATTTATAAACTGTCATCACTAATCTATGAGATTCACGGACACCAAGTAATTGGTTTTCCATTAATTTAATATCCTTGATATCAAACATCTCGCCATTGGGCATGCAGATCTGCACTCTAGCTTCTTGCACTACGGGTGACTTTAAGAATTTATCTAAGACTTTCCTTAATAGCTTTCCTGTTACCATCACTTGAACATATACCAAAAATAATTTATATTGCAAGTTATGGGTTTACCAAAAAGACTTACAGAAAAACAAGTTAAGTTCGCTAATTTAGTAGTAGCAAATGAAGGTAGGAAAACTGCTACCGACTGTGCTATCGAAGCGGGTTATGATCCTAATTCTGCCTATGTCTCTGCAAGTAAGCTTCAAAACCCATCAATGTACCCTCTAGTTAGTCAGTACATAGGCAGGTTAAGAAGTGAAAAATTAAAAAAATACGATATTAGTATGGAATCTCACTTAGGTGAACTGGGCCAATTGAGAGATGAAGCAAGAGAATCAAAAGCCTGGAGCGCTGCTATCAACGCTGAAGTTGCCAGAGGTAAGGCCGGCGGCTATCAAAATAATACCAATCTACATCTGCATAAAAACTTAGATAACCTGGAAGAGTCTGAGTTAGATAAAATGTTAGAAAAAGCTTTGAAGAATTTCAAGCCTATCATTGATGGCAACGCAGAAGTAGTCGAGGAATCTAAAGAGTAATCTTCTCTAATTTAACAATACATCCCACAGGAAATATATTACGGTCTGAAAATGAAACGTCTTTATCTTCATATGATGCAAATGTCCAAACGAATTTTTTATTTCGTTTGTAAATGTATGCATGCGTTATCATTTTGCTGCATTCGAATTTATCAAATTCTTCTATTGATGCATGGCCTGCGTCCCCCGTTATATCGATCCACTCGAGGCGGTAAAAATAATACTTCTTTGAACCGATCACGACGTGTTTAAATTTGGATTTCTTATTTCTACGCATATCTACTTATAGCACCTATAGTTTTTTTCTCTAGGACACATTTTTTTCAAAAACATTTTCTTATGCGCGCGTACGGGTTTGCTAAAAGTGTTGATTTTACTGGATTGTAACCACTGTAACCACATTGTAACCAAGATTTGTTACAAAATTATGGCCTAGAACCGTTGGTATTTGCTAATAATAGTCGATTGAATGTCATTGTAACCATTGTAACCACGATTCGTAAATTGAAAAACAAAAAAATTTTTCTGGCAAAAAAAGTCTATAGGTAAATACCTGCCTTTATTGTGACTTATTTACAACACATTGTTGTATTTTAATCACAATCCTGACAATATCCCTTAAAACTACTGCTCTCATTTTTATACAAAGAATTCATACATTTTTTAGCCTTACAAAAAACAACTCCTTTTAGATCTATTTTTACTGGTTTTTCCGATTTTGCCGTTTTTACCGATTTTTCCGATTTTGCTGCCATGTTCTCATTTATCATTAGTGTATCCTCTTGCTTTTGTTTATGTCTTCAAAGTTAGGGCCTGCTAAAAATTTAGATAATAATTTAAACTCCTCCATTGACATCTTATCAATTTTCATACTAGGAATTCTTTTAGTCATTTCTTTTTTAGCCTTCTTCCATTCCTCATCAGTAAATGTCTCTAGTATATCAAGCATGTTTTTCATTTTTCTTCTCCAGTTTTTTTAATGCTTCGTGAATTTTTTTACCTAATGTTTTATCGTCAGCATCTAAATTACCACCCATAGATTTAACAGTTAGGATGCTCATAATTGAATGAAGTTCATCCTCGGTCAATTCTATTTTAATTTTTTTCATGATATTCTTTTGCCTCTACGTCGTCATTAAATACCTTACATGTATCACATCTCTCAATATGTGGCTCGTGATAAGGGTCATTTGGGTCAGATAAACCGCTACTTATAACGTCAGTATAGTAGCCTTTGCCTTCGCAGTCATTACAGTTTGTTAGTTTCATATTCATCCTTTCGTTATAGGTTAATATAGGATATTATTTACCTTTGTCAACCTTTTGTTTGTAATATTGATCTACTTTTTTCCACCATTCGTTCGCATAATGTTTGAATTCTTCGCCTTCTACGCGAAATTC